CACTCCCTCCAGACCCGGTATCTACAGTTATAGGAAATGTACTTCCATCACCTTTAGTAAATGTAATAGTATTTAAATTTACAGAAGCAGTAGTTAAAAGTGAGGATGTGTTAGCACTAGGTAAAGTGACTATTGATCCAGTACCATCTGTAATATAATTGCCGTTATCTGATAGATGTAGTAGCTTTCTATAGGTACTACTTATAAATTGGCCTGTTAAATTATCGTTTGCCATCTAAGAACCAATTTATAATTTTTGTATCACATTTCCAATTAAAGTTTTAATTTCGTTATCGGACAATTTATATTTTTTAGAAATCGCGATGCCTACAGTACTTAATAACTGTTTATTTTCAGTTAAATTGAAAAGAGTAACGTTCTTTTTCTTAAATAACTTTAAAACTTCTTCAGTAATTGGGGATATATTATTTTTAACTGTTACTTGCACTTTAGTTGCGCTTTCAGTTATATTGGGTTTAGTAGTATTAGATTTTACTTCTACAGTTACTTTTTTATTGGTTTCTACCGTAAACGTATCTTTCCACGGTTCAAAATAAGTATCTTCAGCTATTACTTCTAATTTAACATTGCCGGAAGTATTTTCCGATAAAACAGATTTTAATTTCTTAACCGGAATAGTACATTTTCCATTTTTATCCACTGATCCGTAAAAAATTAAATTATAATCATCTGATTCTAAAATCAACCTAGCTTTAGAATCAGAAATTTTAGCTCCTTGTAATTGGATATTACATTCAAATAATTCGGTCTTATCGGTGTAAAATGTATACATATTATTTGTTTATTTTTATTTCTATTCCTAATACCTCTTTGGTTACTATTTCAATATCTTTAATAATTACATCTATATCCTCTTGAATATATTTTTCTTCTTTAAATTCTTCACCTCTGACATTAGCAATTAGGGTTATTAATCGTTTCTTTTTCCTTTTATCTAATTTTTTATATGCTTCAACTGGGCCGGCAGCCCCTATTTGATCTAATACTTCTATCAATACGGCTACATCTTCCCAAACATACGGATTATTATCCCATTGTATTTGATATTCAGTTTGATCCCATTCTAAAAATTTTTTTATTGTACTCATATAAAATATATATCATACAATACAATTTAACGTGGTAATTCAGGATCTTGATCGACTCCATTGGAATATCCAATATCGGTGGACCCTTGTATCTCTTGACCGAATTTTACCGTAAAATTAGTATACGCTTTTCTATTTTGTTGTGCTATTTGTTTATTTAGAGTATCCGAAATTATATAACCATATAAAGTTAAATTAAATGTAGTGCGCACCATTCTATCAGTACCGTCTGTTAAATCTGTTATGCTACTGAAATCGTCTATTTTTGTTCTAAATTTAAACTTTTCTGGCATGCCCCAATATGACCCTTCCGAATAATTTATTGCTTCTACAATATTATTCATTTGATCCATAAAGTCTGTCCACACTATAAACTCATATGTTATATCTACATAATCAGGTATTATTACATTATACTGTTCTCGAACAGGACTATAATTATTTAATATTGAAAAGCCGGAATATCTATTTTTTTTACTCCATTGTTTAGTAAATGTTTGATACAACTGAGGATAATTAGCATCAATTTTATTTCCTAAAGTTCTATTTTTGACCATACCGTTTCTGCGTAGCATTATTAACGGTACTTGTATTTTACCTGTTCTGTCTTTATAATATCCGTCTTCTTGAGTGGATTTCCATCTTTCCGGAGAACCGTAAATTACAGGTATTTTATAGACAGAACCATTTTCGGTTACATTGGGTAGTATCACGTTATCTAAATAATAGATAATCGCCGTATCAATATCTTCTAACTTAACCCTATAATCTTTTACATTATCATTATCTCTTCTAACCTGTAAAGCTCTATTTACCGGATTTTCTTTACCGGTAGAGATTTCATATTGAGTTTTAGGTTTACGGGGTCTTTGTTCCATTATTGATCACGTTTAAAATTATCTTCCCAACTTCTAAACAGCATATTGCCTTTTAAATACGCTTCTCCTTCTAAACCACTTAAATACGATGAATCGTTTACATTCGTAGTATCGACATCCAATTCCCCATTTTCGCAGCATTGGTTATGATGTATTAATTCATGGCAAAACGTTCTTAATATATCTTTTATATGCCTATCACTAATATACAATACAATATGTTTATTTTGCCAATCATAATATCCGGTTCTTCCTAAAGGATTAGTGGCGTTTTGTATGTTACGTATTAATGATACTTTTGGAAAAGGCCGTATATTAATACCACTATTTTCATAATGCTTTATGATATTAACTACATATTCTTTAAATAAATTATTATCAAATTCCATTTATTTGCCCCCAAATCTAATCTCTTCAAGATTAATTTTATCTCTTCTAGTTAAATGCGTTTTACATAAATAACTCCAATTAGCGCCAAATTCAGTGCCTATAGTTTTATTAGTTAAATTATTTCTACCCATAACGTATTGATTAATTTCAATAGCATCGATTTCCCAATACCTTTCATCCCATGCTATAATATCACCTATTTCAGGAACCAATTTAAGCTCATCTAAAGTACCATCACGTAAAAATCCAAAAATAACAGACTGTTCTGAATCCATGCCCATTTCACTAGATACGTCTACGTTAGGATCTCTAGATATTAGAGCAGCAAGTCTTACAGGTGCATAGTACGATTTCTTGCTTGAACTTTCTCCATAGATATTGGATTTGGTTTCACTTAAATTTAACTCATATAAATCTACTTCTGTTTGTATGATATCATTTATCAATTCTTTATTGATATGTCTAAACATACTAATATCGCGAGCGGAGCCAAATAAAGCCATTATCCAATGTAGATTTTAAGAGGTACGTTTTTAATAGTATTTTGCAAAGATGCGGCTATCTCTTGCTCATTAGCCATTAAAGTTTTTCTAGATAGTTGTTCTAAATTTTCTCTTAATTGAGTTATTAATTTTTCTTTTTCAGCTTGCGCCTGTGAAATTAAATCAGCACCGTTAAGAGTTACTTCAGCACCGGGCGCTGGTATTGTAGAGTATTTATTTCTTACATTGCCCAATACTTCTTTGCAACACGCCGCAGCATATTCCCTAATCCAATGTTTTCCTATATCATTAATTTTAGAATATTGTATATTGTTATAACTAACATTTGAATAATCTGACATTGAACCGGACGCACTCTGTAATACATTATTTCTATCATTTTTTACTATATAATGCAACCACATAGTGTAGTCTTGCCTGGGTATAGGAAATATTCTTAATTCATTACCTATTAAATCAAATGAGTATGCAGATTTTCTTATCTGGTCATTCATTTCAATTGCTTGAAGTCTGAGCAAATCTGCATATATAGGCATCATAATAAAATTTACTGCCGGAGTGTAATTGCCCCATCCGAATGAATCCAATAATTGCTGCGTGCCCATACCGGTACCTACGAACGGATCAAAATATCTAATTATCGCAGGAGGGCCTTCATGAAATACCTTTTTAATTTCAATAGTTTGACCGTTATGTAATTGATCGCCTATTAACGATTGTAAATTATACGTTTGTTGATCGGCTTTAACCTGAATGCTACCGGTACGATATGGTATTTTACCCCCGCTGCCCGCCTCGGTTCCATAGTTTTCAGCTATATCAATTATAGCTCCTAGATTATTAGAAATAACACGCTGAGAAACGTCTGAGGATACACTGTTGCCCCTCAAACTTAAGAGATGATCTCTAATATTAAATTGATTTACCTGGGTTGTATACTCTGTAACGGCTTCCTCAAAGCAAGCGTAAAAATTTACATCTTGTAGTTCTACATCCATGATAGGATATCCCAATCTTCTAGCACAAAACGTAACTACTTTATCGGCATCAGTTTGAAACTGATTATCATAATCATAAAGACCGAACGGAGTATCTCCAGGTTGGAATGATGATGAGCCAGGGTATATAGGAATATTCATGTATTTTTATATTATGTTGTCGCTATAAAGTATTCAATCGTTGCAGATGATCCAGAAGGTGTTATACTAACATTTGTAATATTCGGTAATATAAAATCTGTTGAGTTACTACCCGATGCTTTAGTAGATACTAAAAACGAATTACCCGTGTTTACAGTAAACCAAAAATTCTGATTACTAGATGCTATAGATAATTGTATCGGAACTATTGACTTATTAGTTACTCTAGCATATTGAATGCTACTCGTAGCAAATGACCCTGCAGATGTTGGAGTATCCGATACTGTAAAAATAGTAGTGGTTGATCCGCTAGGACAGGTCATTATTCTATTATCAATATTATTAATACCTGTTATAGTTTGAGTAGTTAATACTCCCCTTTCAGTACCATCTAAAGTAATTTTCTCATTTATGTATATTGTTAGATCGGCCATGTAATGATATTTATAATAAATATCCTAAATTTAAGTTTGGGGCAATTTAATTGACCGCAAAAAACAATTAATTGTATCCGGTATTAGCTAATTAACATCCATATACATGGAGGGTTAAGTCCGCCTAAAGGATTCATTGTGCTGAATGATGATGTTGAAGCAGGTAATGATGCCGGTCCACCTGCTCTAACACCAGCATAATAGTTAGGTACAGTTGAATTTCCGGGAGTAGTTAATCCTATAATATTCATAGTATTTGCTGTTGGTATGCTTCGAAATGTTATAGTTGCGCTACCGCTATGCTGAAAAGCTGTATAATATAAACCTGGAGATAGAGTTACTGGCCCGGTTGTTAATGATCCTGAGTAAACGCTATTTGATGGTATAGGAATATTACTCATGGAAGTGATTAATGTTGTAGGTCTACAAGTTACTTGATCAGCTGCATATATTCCTACAGAAGCAGTAGAAGGTGATGGGGTAGTTGTAGATTCAAATGACATTGATGATACAGTAATAGTTTTATTAGTTATAAAAGGTACCAATATTGTTGTTATACTATTTGCTGATCCTGAGGTAAGAGATTGTCCTGTTACAGAAGGACATCCCGTCGTTGATAATAATGCCCATCTATTAGGTGATTTATAATTTTCTACACCTAATCCTACAGTTGCTTCTATAGATCCTGAAGTCCTTAATGAGCCAGTTACGTTTAATCCATTACTATAATTTCCAGATCCAGATACATCTAAAGTGTATGATGGGGTTACTTTATTAATACCAACCCTACCATTGGACATTGATCCGGAAAATGGATTTCCGGCAAGTGTACTATATGAACCAGTTGCAAATATAATTGCACCTAAATTGATTGAGTCTTGAGTATTGGTAGGCAAAGTAATATTTGTACCTATTATAATATTATTGCTTTTGACACTAGTACCGGCTGTTGGTGTGTATCCTGCTTGATATCCAATTAATGTAGAATAAGATGCACTCACTGCACCATTTCCAGCATTTGGACCTAAAAAGTTTGATGTATTTGCCTCTGTTGCATCACTACCAGCATTATTACCTAAAAAGTTAGAATTGCCTGCGTTAGTAGCATTAAAACCAGCGTTCTTTCCTAAAAAGTTAGAATTGTTGGCATTAGTTGCAGACACACCGACACTACTACCTAAAAAGTTAGAATTGTTGGCGTTCAATGCCTCGTAGCCGGCAGATAAACCTATAAAGTTTGATTCGTATGCATCAGTTGCTGCGTTGCCGGCATAGAAACCTAAAAAGTTTGAATTGTTTGCATTTGTTGCTCCGGTACCGACATATAAACCTAAAAAGTTAGAATTGTTGGCATTAGTTGCAGATGCACCAGCACTTAGGCCTATAAAGTTAGAATCGTTGGCATTAGTTGCAGACGCACCAGCACTTGGGCCTATAAAGTTTGATTCGTATGCATTAGTTGCACCATCACCGGCACTATAACCTAAAAAGTTAGAACCAAATGCGTTTGTTGCAGCATAACCAGCTCTATAACCTAAAAAGTTAGAAATGTTTGCGTCAGTAGCATCTAAACCAGCGTTATAACCTAAAAAGTTAGAATCGTTGGCATTTGTTGCACCATAACCAGCACCTCGACCTAAAAAGTTAGAACCGCCTGCGTTAGTAGCATTAAGACCAGCATTGTAACCTATAAAGTTTGAATATGAAGAGCCTGATGCATTATTACCAGCGCCATCACCTAAAAATATATTATTATCAGTACTAGGGGTTGCTGTTGATAACGGTGCTGTTGAATATATAGTTGATCCAGTTACAGCTATTGGTCTTGATGATGATATAGCGTTGGTTGCCCAACTTGAGGTACCTTGTAGACTTCCTGTAAATGAACCAGTAAAAGATCCTGTGTAAAAAGAACTAGTTTGATTATTTTGTATAAACGAACTCGTTGCACTGGTTAAAACATAATTTGGAGCAAATGATGCTGTTAAAGCATGACTACTTGTAGTTGCCAAACTCGAGGTACCAAATATTTCACCCGTTACTAGTAAGCTACCAGTTACTTGCAAATTATTAAAACTGCCTGAGTCTATATAGAATATTGGCATATTAATTATTTTTATTAAGTATTATCGTATGTGATTGTGAATGTATCTAATACAATACTACCATTTAATGTTACATTACCAATTGTTATTTCCATTTCTTTTTATAAATATTATGTTTTTGTGTTTTTATGGGGCACTGGATATCTGGAAATATAAATCAACATTACCACTAATAGGAACTCCATTATGTATAGAATATTGATATGGGGTACTGTAGTTGTATGGATAGTCGTTATATGGATCGGTATCAGGAGTTTGCGATTTCGTATCCCCTAACATTACGTCAAACGTATTATCGGTAGGTCTTACCCAAATATCTGTATACGGGCCCGTGAATGTAAACAATAGATCATATGTAGGATCGTCGAGTTCCCTGACATTTATTTTGGCTGAAGTAGTGTAAGTTATATTATCTAAACTAACATCGATGAATCGCAACGCCGGAGGCTGTACGCTATAATATCTACCATAAACGTTAATCCTATAGTCAACAACGGTCGGTAGTGCAATTCTTGTAAATCCATTATTTTTAATAATAACGGATGGTGATTCCAATCTTATCGCATCTACATAACCTGTGATTATTACTGCCATAATGAATTACGAATTAAAAGGCGTAGCAATCCAATAAACCGGACCTGTTAATGCTACTGATGAATTAGAATTAATAGTGAAACTAGCTGACGTTTTAGACTGCAGCGTCCAGCTTCGAGCATCTTCACCTGTAACTGTTACTGCATAATTATTGTTACTAAAAGCAGTTCCGAATGATATAGAAGACGTTAAAGGCGTTCCGCTAAACGAAGCTGCTGATCCAGACCCTGCTTTAGGTTGTGATATAGGCGATCCATTAAGTAGTATGGATCCTGTAACCCCAAGCGATCCAGTAACCACCGAGGTTCCGATAACCTGCATTGGTGTTGAGCCGGAAACAACAAACGAGCCAGTTAACTGAACTAAATTAGATGCTTTTGTAAATGTATAGTTCGCCGACCCGCTAAATACGCTGCTATCATTAAATTGAATTGTAGTGTTAGCACCTCCTGGAGTTGCACTACCTCCACCGCCTACTGCTGATGATGCAGTATAAAAAACTTCGCCTGTGGAGGTATCATATGTTAATACGTTAGTTTTTGTTGGATTAGTTAATCCAAAAAGTTTTATGCTTCCGGATAAAGAGACGCCTCCTGGAGCTGCAGTAGTTACAGCCAATAAAGTATTACTGCCACTATCAACTTGAAATATATTTTGTTTAAGTGCGTCCGTTACTTCCATTATAGATCCGAACGACCCGGATACGGATAATATAGTTGATCCGCTTCTGTATAAATTGGTACTACCAGATATAAAGACTTGTCCGCGATTTACATCGGCGGTATCACCTACCCGCAAAACATTACTTTTACCCAATGTCATAGTGCAGCTTGAATCCATGTCAAACCTGGATGTATCAGCGAAACTTTGCGTTGATCCGGGTCCTAAGGCTAACCTATTTGTACCCGGATTGTATGTTAAATTTGTATCTACCTCAACATTATCCACGCCAGATGCTAAATTACCAAAATGTAAATAATGCGTTTCATTTGTGTTAGTAGTTGATACAGCTACAAAACTTGCAGTTAATGCACTAATTGCTCGACTTGCAGTACCAAATAATGAACCGGTAAATCCTGCTGATGCACTTACCCATCCGGTTATAGTTTGATTTCCAATAAAAGTATTGGAACCTGTTGTTGCTAATGAAGCTGATTTTGCTACGAATATTGGGTCGGATTCTGGCCCACTGGATCCTCCGCCACCATCAATTGATATAGTAACCGCCGTACCAACTATAGAAGCTGTAACTGCCGATCCTTTAAACCAAATGGATGAAGCTGATGGGGTCATTAAAATTGGAGTAGCACTTCCGCTGTAAATTGATAAACTAGAAGTTAAATAGCTATTCGCTAAACTTGCAGTACCTATAAATTTACCGTCGGGATCTACATATGATAATAATGATCCGGTCTTTGATCTAAACTCTACTAAGTTATTTGGACCATTAGCATCTATTAAAGTATATGGTGTATAAAAACTACTAGTTGTTAAACTAGCTGTATCAATAGCATAAACATATCCTGCTCGAGCAAAGGTTGTTGTAAGGTTTTCTGGATATGTACTTGAGTTTCCTATAGGACCGATATTACTTCTATCTGCGGCTATTATTTTATTTATATTTGATCCACTTGCATACGTTGGTTCAAATAACCAATATGAACCTTGTTGAGGATCTTCATATGAAACTGCTATCTGTTGTGATGAGGTTACATACCCTCCGGATCCTGATTCTATTTTATAAGCATAATAAATACTACTACTAGCGGGCGTGATTAACGGTGCCGACCCTCCTCTAACTGTACTAACTCCATAAAAACTATTTGATATTGGTAATGTTCTAGAACTAATACTATTATAACCTAATACTGAAATTGTAGCTTTTGGTGTTGTAAAATTTGTTGTAGTTAAAGATGTGGTAGAGGCATCTATAATTTTATACGTAGTTGTGGGGTTACTGGGAGGCCCGAACGTGTTTAGTATTATTAAATCTTTATTTAATGAATTATAAACTAATTGCGATTCAAAATTTGAATATATTCCGCTACTAGTTACTACACTAACAATTGTTGGGGGAGTAACATTATTATTTAATTCAACAATTCCTATTTCATTCGAAGCAAATCTAGTTGCAATGTATATTGTATTTAGATCTGGGTTATATGCTCCACATATAGTTTCAGCATACGTTGCGTTTAATGTATTTCCGACAAATGATCCGTTGAATATTTTACTTAATGGTACGTTAAAAGAAGAAGTTAATGCTGGGGTTAGATCAACAAAAAGTTCGTTTGATGGGGTATTACTATCAAATGTACTCATTAAAAATCCTACCGGATATAAATTAGCTGCACCTGATATAGGCTGATTACTAGCAGATAATGCATATATTGATGCACTTAAAGGAGAATTAATACCCGTGTGTGGTGATAGCGTACGGCCATTTGAACTAGTAACTGGGCCACAAATAGTATAATAATTTATTGATGCGCTAGGAGCATATGTAATTGGATTAGGATACCAAGCGTAGCCAAATGAATCGGGTTGTATCCCTTCACCTGTTCCACCATTAAGTCTCATAGAACTAGAATATGATATTAATGCTAATTCTTGAGCACTTCCTAATGATGCTGTAAACCCATTTGGTTCATTATTTATAACTGACGCTGAGAAAGCATATATTAAATCGGATGGAGAAGCACTACCGACTAATAATTTATCTAAGTTAGAGGCATATATACCATAACCTTTATATTTACCGCCATTGCCTGGTGATCCTCCTATACTACCTTTAAATTGTAAATCACCATTACTACTTGTAATATTGTATATAAAGATAGCAGGTAAGGAACCTTGCGCAGTAATTAAAGACCATATTTGTCCATAACTTCCTGATGGTACAAAAACATTTTGCGTTTGTCTCCAAGCTGAACCAATATTACTAGGTAAAAAAGGAACACCAGTTAATATTGACCGTAATCCTCCAACGCCGAATATTTGCAACCCAGCATCAGATCCAGATATTACTATATCAGATGAACCACTTAATACTAGTTTATTACTAGAACTATCAAAAGTAAAATTACTTGAACCACTTAACAATCCATTACTATTAAATTGAATTGATTTATTTGGATCTGCGGCTCTTAATGTTGTAACATAGCTTGCTGTAGTAGCAAACGAGGCAGACAAGCTATAACTTGCACTCGTAGCAAACGATGCAGATACACTATACGATGCACTAATTGCTTGGCTTGAACTTACTGCCCAAGATGCCGTGCCAAAAAACCCGACTGTATTAGGTCCAAAGGATGCTGAAATAGCCCCGCTTACGTAAAAAGAACCTGTGTAATAAAGAGCACTACCAGAATAAATAAAATTGTTGCTGCCTGCAAATGTACTTGCAGAATTAAATTGTATAGACCAACTAGGAGGGCCGGGGGTGCCACCGGCATTTAAAGCAAATGTAGCAGTCGCTGCCCAAGAAGCCGTTGCATTAATCCATGTAATAGGTACTGCTTCACCATCCGCAAGATCCCAAATATCGGGACTTACAGCTGATTGCGAGTTTTGTGTTACAAATTTATAAGAATCTTGTAAATATCTACCAGCTAAATTATTTATTGCCACGGTGCAGTACTTTTATTATAAATATCTAAAATAAAAATACTAAAAAAGATTACTTCTGAGTGAACTGATAAAAATAATTAGAATCGTCTGCTGCGGTCCATTTATCGGAATTTTCGCAAGTCCATACTTTAGTGCTCAATTTAAAATAAGGCATTTCCGTTTGATGCGGAGTAAAACTTGCATTATGATAAATTATTCTATTGTTAGGCTGTGCGGCAAATTGCCCATTATCCAATTTAATTATATTAAACGATTTATGTTCATTAGGAGTTTCAGATAAAGTAGTATTGACTATATTAGGATCTTCATGATATGAATCAATAGTAAACATATAAGTACCTGATTGATGTTTTTTATCTTTCATCAATACTTTACAGGTCATATTTTTTAAAAAATCTTTTTCTAAAATAGTAATGTTATATGAGAAGCAATCCCAAATTTGTAAATAATCTAAAGGAAGCTGTTCCGATTCTTTTATGTCCGTTTTCCAAACATACGCAGATAAAGGTAATTTATCGTATACTGCCCCGTATTTAGTTATAAATGATTCGAAATATAGAGCTCTACTTTTTATAGATTTTATAGAAACCCAATAACATTCTTCAAATTCTCCAAGTCCTTTGAGCTTGCCGTTAGTATCCTTTTCAAAATTATATAAAAACTCTTTTCGAATATAACATAAAACCGAAGGCACGTTAGCTATTAAATGTGCCATAATGTATTTTTAATATTCGTGTTTTAAATATCTATGTACAGCTTCAATATAATCAGCTGCTAAAGTAATTTTAGCCTGTACCCAACCTTCTAATTCATCATCTACACCTACCATACTATTAATTTCAGCTGCCATTGCAGCAATAGAATCTAAATCTGATTTTGCCATAGAGCCTTCATGATCATCTTCATTTTCTTCATCTTCTTCATCATGATCGCATCCGCAATCATCATCTTCTTCTGGAAAATAATCATCATAATCCCAATCTGCGGAATCATCATAATCCATTTCTTCTTCCGGTTCATAATCAAGTTCAGGATATCCCATTTCTTGTATAACCATCATTTTAATGAGTTCTTTTAATTTTTCCTTTTCCATGTCTAGGTCATTTTTAGTTTCATTTGATTTATTGCCCCAATTGGCGGCACCGACTTTTCTACATTTACTCAAAGCTAAAGAGCCATATGCAGAAGGCCATACTTTATATCTAGATTTTACTTTATTATAACAAGCATCTTTTTTTCCTTCGTTGGTTTTAGTTTTAACGTGTATAGCCTTTTTAGGTGGAGTTCCGGATCCTTTATATTTAGATCTTTTCCTTCTAACCGCAGAAGCTTTTTCTTTTTTACTCATTGAAGATGCTTTTGAAGCTGGTACGCATTTTGGGTAGGCACGCTTACCTCCTTTTCTAGATTTACTTCCTGCTGAAGATCCACAAGGAGGATGCCCCCCACCTTTCTTTTTTCTAGATATGTCAACCCATCGTTGTTTAAGCCACTTTCTAAGGTCTTCATCTAAAATTTCATTTAAAATATTTTCAATTTGCGAATTTACCATTTTCTACAACTCCAATATCTTGCTTTCCAACGAGGCCCTGGTGAATGGCATCTATGCCTGGCTCTAAAAGATCTACGCCTTGCTGGATTTGATTTTTTAATCCTCATATTAGGATCACCAAAGTTAACTTTAACTACATTTCCCTTTGGGTTCTTAACATACACTTTGAATTTTTTTGTATCACCACGCATAGGCTTTCCCAAAGGTACTTTTCTACCTCTATATTCCGCCTCTTCCAACATATATTTTCCTGCTTTTATGTCTTCTAACAAAATAATAGCAGCTTCGTCACAAATGGTTATTTCTAGCATTGGTTTAATCTACGGTATTTTTATATAAATATGTTAAAAGATTAATTACTACAATTCTAGATTCATACAAGCTCAAGAATTAATTAATCTCTATATTCTTGGTATATAGTAACTATATTTTCAACTATGGGATGTCTGTGATTTGTTTTTAATGTATATACTTCAAACCCAGGTACATCTTTTAAGTGTTTACATATAAAGTCAAACCCAGAACTTTTTTTATCTTTTAAATCAATTTGAGCAATATCACCACAAATTATCATTTTACTACCATTACACAATCTACCCAAAAGCAATTCCATTTGCCTATGTGTGATATTTTGTGCTTCATCCACTATAACGCAACAATTAGATAAATTTCTACCTCTCATAAATGCTAAAGGAATTACTTCAATTAATCCTTCTTGTAAACATTTATCTATTTTTTCTTTGTTATAAATCCTATACATGTTATCATATACAGGTGCAGTAAAAGGAGCTAGTTTATCATCAATACCTCCAGGTAAAAATCCTACGTCTTCTCCAGAAGTAACGGTAGGCCTAGTAATAACTATTTTTTCTATTTCTTTTTTAAATAGTAAATCTAATGCAACCTGTGCTGCCACCATAGATTTACCACTTCCTGCCATTCCTTTTAAAATGGTTATAGTATTATCTAAAATATGTTTCTTGGCATCCTTCTGTTCCTCATTTAATACGATATTAAACTTAATAGGATTTTTAGGTTTCTTCTTATCTTGAAACTTCTGCGTGTTTACGTTATTGTCCATAACAATTTTATTATAAATACCTTAAGTAGAAATTATAAAACTACTAAGGCCCAGGTCAATAAACAAAGAAGCAATGATATGATTTGTTTGATTTTAGTATGCATTATTTGTATTGATTTTTTCTTGATTATTAAAATACATTTCTAAATTGAAAATAATAATATTAGTAGGATCGCCCCAATAACGGTCGCAGGAAAATTCTGTATTAATAAAATATGGGGGATACAAAATATTTTGTACGGAACTTACCTTAGGATCCGTATATCTTTTACACGAATGCTTAAGAGGACAATTTCCACCAAAGCATTTATCTATCATTATCATTTTCATTCCATATATCAATAAATATGAAGTAAAAAAAGAAAAAATTAAAAGTTTATAAACACAATTCAAATTTAATATTACCCAAATCCCAAATTCTATCATATTTTAAATATTTCATACCTAATATTAGGATCGACGTCTATATTAATAAACGTATCTATAAAAAGAAAAGCGGGTATTACTACCCGCTTTCTTAAGAAAAAAGATTAAAATTTTAAAGAGTACCGAGACCCTCAACTTGAATAAGACCAAAGAATTCCGGACGCAACATTTTCTTTGCATATCGAGTCATAACTCCACGGTTAGGAGTATATGTATTCGGATCATATACAAGTGGTGTCATCATCAACGGAATATATGGAGCATATACAGCACCAGTCTCAAGGAACTGAGATCCACGGAATCCTAAAAGGATAAGGTTTTCAGTCATGTATGGGTTAACATATACATCATACTGACTAGCCATCGATCCTACTTTCTGTACACCCATTGCGAATTTCATCTTCTCACCACGATCAGAAGCAGCATATCCGGGAATAGAATCAAGGATAGTTGCAACATCAGGAGATACTACTACGAAATTAGCACCACCGCGCATAGTTAATTGGTGAATCTTGTTGCTAATCTTACGCATCTTAGTGCCGAGAGTAGCAAACCAAGTGCCTTGCTGGTTATAAAATCCTAAACCACCAGAAGCTCCAGTACCTTCCCATGCGGTGCCGGTCCAATAACGGTTATTAATTGCAGACCATTTATCGGTAGTTAAAGCATTAATAATTAACATATCAAGTATTTCGAGATCAATTTCCATAGAAATATACTCGGAAAGCATTGATGTTAATTCAGCTTCAGCATCGATGGAGTGATACGCGTTTAAGTCTTGCGCCATTTCAGGAGTCCATTGTGCTTTTAACTTTTTAGTCTTAGCAATAATAGCTTCTGACTTCATCTGCAATTCTACTTGCGGAATAATATTCGGAGATGTATTAATATCACCACTGTTAGTACCGGCAGAGTTCCAAGGCTGTTTCAAATCTTCGAAATCACCGCGGGAATCTTGAGTCGGAGTAACTAAGTAATTGATTTTTAAACCGTCAGTCAACCCAGATCCAGAAATGTAACCGGAAGCAGACACTACTAACATAATGTTACTACCAGTAATTTTAGTAAATTCAGGTAAAAATCCGTTTACAGCTAAAGCACCGGATGTCTGAGGAACGATAGCACGCAAAGCTTCTAAATCAATACCACTCAAAGATGAAGTAGGAACGATGTATGTCTTATAAGAGCCGGTGTACGTATACGTTCTAGAATCGTAATTAACATCAGCCTGACTTACAGACCCGGTGAGTACGGATCTAACTAAACTAGAAGTTTCATTGCTAGTAAATCCAAAACGACCTGCACCGTAGAGACCGTTAGTTGGTTGACCAGTAACGGCATTAACGTCGGTACGACCAAATAAATTACCACTACCTCCAAAGAGTGATGAATTAGCAGCAAATCCAGGCTGAGCACCAGTTCCTGAATATTTAAAATCAAGGAAGAACACAAGACCTGAAGGGAGGTTCATCGGTTGAACGCTAACGAAATCTTTAGCAGCGATTTCACCGAAAATACGACGTACTAAAGGAAGAGCTACGCCAGACCAAGCTTCAGAATTGGTTGAAGTACCAGTAGTGGTAGCCTCAGCAATAAGACGCTTAGCTTGGTTTTCTAATAGCACGGCCATGCCTGCTACATCATAACTAGTATCTAAACCTTCTAAGAGGCCAGACTTTTTCCACTTATTAATAAGCGGTTTGGTTTGATTTTGCATTACGAGATAATCAGTATTCTGACTCATTAATGCTTGAATTGAATTTTGTGACATAATTTTTTTATGTTGTGTTTAAACGGTTTAACTTATTTATTCTTTTTAACATTAATATTAGCCAAAGTTTGGAATCTAGAGGCTAATGTAGATCCTTCTTCTAAAATAGTTTTGTTGGTACTACCACTCTTTTTAGAAGCAAATCCTAAGGACTCAGTAATTTTTTTCTTAGTAGAGCCTTTAAGTTCATTTAAAGATTCAGCCAAAGTGGAATATACTAATTTAACTTCACGAACTGATTTAGTTCTATCTAATGATTCAAGAATTTTAACTTTCTGAGACTCTGTCAAAGAATTGTTCTTAAATAATTTATTAGTATAAAGTAATTTAGCATTTAAAAGATTAATTTCATTGATCTTATCTTTTAAGAAAGTTACTGCTTGACGATACTCACGTAATTCAGCACGGAGTCTGCGGATTTCATCCATTTTCTCTTTTTCTTCTTCTTCGTCTTTTGCTTCATCCATTTTTTCTTCGGATTCATCTTCGTCTTCGCCTTCTAATACGGATAATAATTCTGCAAGATCAACTTCTTCGTCATCATCTGAATCTTTAGCTTCGTCCATTTCTTCTTCTTTTGCTTCTTCATCTTCACCTTTAGCTTCATTTTCTAATTCAGCAATAATAGAATCTAAATCTAAAGTTTCATCCATTTCATCTTCGGTTTCTTCTTCACCTTCTCCCTTAGCTTCATCCATTTCTTCTTCGGTTTCAGCATCTTCTTTTTCGTACATTACTTCATCAGTAGTTTCTTCTTCATCTTCCATTTCATCTTCTTCTTCATTAATTTTAGCAGTTAACATAGACTGCAATTTTGGTGCGAATGCTTCTTCTAAAGCAAGTCTCGCATTTGCTAAAGCAGTTTCACGTACAGCTTTAGCATCGGCAATAGCCTCTTTTAAGAGTTTGTCCATAATTTTTTTTAAGTTTTTTGGAAATATAGTTATTGGAAACTATAATAGTCGTTAAAAATAATTACATTATATCTATAAGACCCGCTACGAGGGGGTAATAATGTATTTACTATAAATATACCAAATAATTGAAAGTATGTAAAAAAGGCCCTAAAGAAGGGCCTTATACAAAATATTGGTTTTAATTAGTCCAATAAATCTTCAAAATTTACTAAAATAATATTGTCTCCTACCTTAACCATTAATCCGTTTTTAGATACGCCGGTAACAGTACCGGTGTTGTCAATCACAGGATAATTGTTATATTTTTTTACTTTTGCCATATTAAATTTTACGTCTAAAGAATCTTGTTTAGAAGATTTTTTTTCAGTATCTTTGTCTGATTGTGCATCATCCGCGGGAGCTGGAGTATCTGGAGCTTCTTCCGGATCTTCTCCTGTGGTTGCGGCTTCATCATCTGCCTCTAAAATACTTTTTACATATTTAGCTAAACTAAATTCTTTTAAATTCTTTAGTTTATCTTCTGCGTTTTTTAATGCCAATTTTTTAGCTTCAATATCTTTTTGTATAGCAGATTTAGTAGCTTCTTTTTCTTTAGGATCCATAATATCGGCTTCAGATATACTTTCACCGTGAATATGCAAAGCAGCTAAATATTTTTTTAAAGCTTCTTTGTTTCCAGAAGTACATCCTACTTTAGCACCGCTGTCTTTTTTATAGACGCAGTATTTATCTCCGACTTTTTTATATGAATACGGCATTATTTTTTGTTTTTAATAGTGCTCTTTTTAACTAATTCTGCTAATAAACCATCTATTTTTTTATATGACTCTAATGCAGGAGCTTTGTCTTTCCACTTAGGAGCATCGTCAGTTTGAGGCATAATATCTCTTTTAGGAGCTCCGTCCACAGGTTTATTACTACCTTGCATTTTCTTGACATTATTCCAAATATAATTAGCAACTTGATTTAAATTTTTATCACTTAAATTATCAGCATCTTTATTGCTATTAACTTTAACTTTTCCTGCTTTCACAAATTCTTTCATCACTTCTTTAGTGATAGTATCTTTAACATATGCTTTTAACTCATTCTCACCCATCTTAAGTAAGTTAGACCCCTTTACACTAGCGGTGGGAACTTTTTTAATGGAAGCGGCAATACCCATTTGTGTTGCTTTTAAACCATCAATACCATCATCAATATTAGTAATATCCAATGCCGCTATTGAAATTTCAGGATTTATAACATATGCTTGAGACCATCTATGGTGACCGTCGATGATAAACTTACCACCACCTGCAGTTACTATCTTTTTTCTTGCAATGGCCACATCTCCACCCTTTAATAACTCAGAAGCAGATTTTGGATTGGTTAAAGGATAAATCAACGATTTATTAACATCAATTTCATTTTGTGTAGGCTGCAATTCCGTAACTGGAACATTTTTATCTGATGTCTGTACTGGATTTTCTTTTGAAAATTTTTCAATAGCAGCTACAAACTTAGGATCTTTAATGTTATCTCCTAATTTTTGTACGAATTCAGGATAGCTAGCTCCCAAAATATCTTTAACCTTTTGGTCTGCAGCATCATCTTCAAGTAAAGACAAATATTCAGATTCAGTAATTAAGTTAGCTAATTTTTGGAATCTAATAGATTGTTCGTTTAAAAAAATCTTTTTCATATTATTTTTTCTTTTTGCTTTTTTTGGTTTCTAAAGTCAATGAATCCTGAATATCCGATGCTTTCTTTTTAATGGTCTCTAATTTAGTAAGTTTTTCTTCTACTTGAGCTTGTTCCATATCCGTAATATGATCCTCGATTAATTTAGCTGCGCTCTTATCAGCCTTAGAATAAATTTTTTCTATTTCTTTAGATAGCATACCATCGTCTACAAATTTCGATAACTCATTCATAACAAATGTTCCGGGAGCATTTCTAAGAGTTTCCAAAAATTTATTTACTCTAGGATTTTTACTAGCTCCTTCCTTTACAGCTTTAGCTTCTTTTAATAAATTAATGAGTTTCATATTAAAATTTAGTATTCTGTGATATGATAATATCGGTTATAATCTTATTTACTTTATCATATTTATTGGTGTACATCATATCCATTAGGGATAATGATTCATTCACAGGATTCATGAAAGCACCTTGTGTACTTGGATTAGATACAAAGTCCCATGCAATTAATTCGAAATCATCTTGGACTTCTACGGTGTTCTCACCTAGGTTTTTAACACTACCCATACCCCTAGAAGAGATTCCTAAAGTAATACCAGCCTCAAATAATTCTTTTAATATTTTGCCTGCAGGAGTATTTAATACTTCTACAGTGCCGATTACATCATCACCGGACCAATGAACTTCTAATATATTGTGAGATACATTATTTAAGTTAACTACCGAACTATCCGGATGGTCTAATTCTCCTAAGGCTCTACGCTGTGCTATATTAGTAGAAGAATATTTTTTAATTTCCCTTTCCAAGATAGGCTTGGGGTAAACCCTTCCATTTTGGTTTTTAGATTCCGCTCTTTGTAATACTCCTTTTACAATGACTCTTCCGTTGTTTTCTTTTAAAGACTCATTAATTTGTTGCGGAGTAACCTTAAATGGGATATAATCTACAATTATTTGTTTCATTATTTATTTTTTTTAATGGCTTTATCCTTTGATCCTTTATACTCTTGTTCAGGCGATTCTACTTTGCCGTCACCATCAAAATCCTTTTTAGCCTTTTCATCTTCTTGAATTTGATTTAAAATCTCCTTTAATCCGAACTTTTTAATTTCTTTCTGCAAACTCTTTAATCTTTCATTCATTTTAACTAGTTTAACAGCAGTCGATTTCCAATATTCATTTAATCCAAGGCCCTCTTCTTCTCTTAATTTTTTATTTTGTTTAAGATATCTTTCAATTTCAAATAAAGCACGGTTACACTCTTTAATAGCATTGTTTAATTTATGCTTAGAACTCATACCAGGAGCTTTCTTATACTCCTTATAAGTAATTTCATTTAAAGGATTGGCTTCCCAAATCTCTTTAAAGTTTTTATGAGTTTCTTTTGCGTTGCTATATCCAAACTTTTTTGCGATTTCAGTACCTCTATTCGATTTATCATCCGGATCTTTTGAAAATGCTTTAGGAGTTAGGTATCCAGGTACTCCAGCAGTTGTTGATGCTTCTTTCATCCGTTTAATTTCCGTATGAATAAAGTTTCTAATTATTTCTCTTAATTCGGAAGTTTTCATTTTATAAAGTTTTTAACTCGTTTTCTAATTTATAGATATGAAGTACAGTTAATAAAGTAGATTCATCGAATTTCTTTTTAGAAACTATAGAATCAATAATATTAGAAACTTCGTTTAATTTAATTTTGACTGCTGAATCTGAAACCGATTTGTTTAATTTAATTATTGCTTTTTTTGAATTCAACAATTCAGTATTAATATATTCCTTCATTTTAGGTGAATCCGAAATAGTATTAATATATTCACGCAATAAAGTTTTTTCACGTATACCTAACTTTTGGTATTTTTGATTAAACTTATCAATAATAATTTTATATGCTAGTTTTCTAACTTCAGTATCATGTTTAGAAAATTCTTCTACAATATGTGATCTTACTGTTTTACCGTCGGATGGTTTAGAAGTAATAAACTCTACTAAAGTAAATCTGGAAGTGACTATTTCGGAAGGACTAAAAGTAAAATCTTTATTTTCTAACAATTTATATACCGACGCATATACTTTGTAGTTATTGATTTTATTTTTAACAAAATCTTCTAACGCATAATGCGCTTTAATTTCCCGTATTAAATTATATTTTTCTTTTTTTAGTAAGCTTTTATTGATTTCTCTATTAAGTTTAAGTACTTCGTCTATTAAGCGGTTAGCCCTGTCTTCATTAGAAAACTTTTCTTTAAGTAAAGTTTGATATAACGATAATTCTTTATTTAAGTTTGTACCTTTCTTAAAATATTCCTTAAGAATATCGATAGCAGGTGATTTTTTATTGTTAATCATGTCCGAGGTTATCTGCGTAGACAATAACTCAAACAGGATTCCTGTATTTTTTATTTTACTGTGCTTAATTTTTTTCATATAAAGATACAAACATATCTAATCTATAATAAATATACCAAATTTTTAATTATATATACTTAATCTAAATCAATAATATTATTTTCGTTTAATAAGTTACTTTCTTGCTTAGAATCATTAGAACTTGATGGAAGAGTTTGTATAGATTCAGTTAAAACGCTTTTAGTTTTAATGTTTCTATTAATGTTTTTAACCATCTTTTTTACTACCCCATCTGATATTCTTTTTGTTACTTTATTAACTTCTTTAGCACCTATAGGATCATATCCCAAAGGGTGCGAATGTGTGCCATAAGTACTATGTTTTTCAGGTCTACCTAATTTTGGTCCTGAAGTAACAGAGGATTTAACATCATTTTCTCCCTTTTTAGGAATTTTTTCATTGTATTCATCGGGTATGCCACCATCTCCTTTATACATAGATGCGATATCATGAGCAGTGCCGAATGACTTACCCGTTTTTATAGGATCATTACCTTCGGATTTAATCTGTTCACGTCTATAAATGTATCTAGCATCATCAAGTATTTTCTCGTTTTGTTCTGCTAAAGCATCTTCTGACATATTAAAGATATTTTTATAGAGCCATTCTTTAGAAGCTAATCCGTTTTCTATCATATCTTTAGCTAGATTGACTTTTGATTGCCACAATTCAATTTTTTCTCTTTCATATATAGTAGAAGGAGCTGTCATTGAAATTTCAAAATCTAATAATTCTGCATCTTCGAATCCTTGTACATATAAATGCACAATAGCAATTTTATATAATTCTGATATTACGATACGTTGTAATCTTTCAATGGTTCTTGAAAATCTAATGTCTTCTGCTGCTAATGTAGCTTTACCGGATACCCCTTCTTCATAATTTAAAAATGCTTTAGGTACACGTAAAGCGGCTAACATTCTATTCTTAAGATATTCTACATCGGTAATACCATCATAATCTAATCCTTTTGTAGTATCAATAGAAGTACCACTTTCACCACCTCTTACCGGCACATAAAAATCTTCAGTCATATTCATCATATTAAACTTAAGATTATAATCTCCAGTAACCGGGTCTACATATGGAATTTTTTTAGTATTGTTAATTATTTTTTGCATATACGCATCCACTTCGTGCGGAGGTATATTTCCAACATCAATCTTAAAAACTCGTTTTTCAGGTGACCGCATTACTCGATGAATTAACATTGCGTCTTCCATCAATGTTAATTGTTTCCACACTTTACGAGCCGGTTCTAACATCGATTTACCGTACGGTAAAAAGTTAGTATCGGATAACAATCTAAAATGTGCTATCTCGTAATTTTCATAAATTTCTTGCTGACTAGTATGACTTACAAATTGCCTACTACCCATTGCAGAAGGATCCCATTTAAATCTAACATAATCGCCATTATTAGGATCGATACCTTCTTCTCGAATCATTTGAAATGCTGTAATCGGATCCACTCCTATTACACCGAATTTTTCAACTAATTTTAAACGTAAAAAGAAATCGCCATATTTAGCTAAATTTCTAACCCATGGCCACATATTAAATTCAATATTTAATATATCATAAAATAGGTTATGTAATATTTTTGCTATTTTAGGATTATCACTTCTAATAGTCAACGTATCACCAAACTCATCACGGACCGTTGATTCATCTGCTACTATATCTAAATATGAAGCAATAATACTATCAGTTTCCATTGCTTCATAATCCGTAAATAATTCTTTACGGTAAATCATAGTAGCTTCTCCGGGTGCAAACCCGGAAACTGGAACTCTAGTATTATATAGTTTTGTATATCTGTCTATTAAATTATTGGTAGCTAAATTACCCATAGATTGTATTCTATTGGTATCAGCTACTTTTATCTGGTTACCGCCTACATTTCGTATGATGACATCAGTAGAAAATAATCGTTTTAACCTTTTAAATAAAGTTTGATCAGCCATTATATGTTATTTTATTATAAATATAGATTATCGGATTAACCAATCAAGACTTTCATCTTTACCGTCCACTTTCCATTTCCATGGATCTGATTGAGTACCGTTTTGATGACTATATACTCCTCCAACTCTGGTGAATGAATTTAACATTGACTTATTTAATTCCAATCCCATTTGTCTCAATTGTAAAGCAGTATCACGTACCCACACTCCAATACACAATGACATTACCAAGTCATCATTATATCCGGATTGTGCTTGAGGTTTACCGTTTTTCCAAATAAAAACGCGTAACTCATCTAACGTGCGCCTACTTCTAATTATCAATCCTTTTTCTCGGATATACAATTCTACTTTACTAATCATCATAGGACGTATTTTAGTAGAAGTGGTAAATCCGGCAACCATATCAGCAGTATCGCGTAAATCAAATCCACGTTTCAAATGTTTTAAAGGATCATTTAATACATCTTCTGATTTATGTGAATAATAAAGATTTTTATATCCTCTATCAATAGCAGGTTGAATTGCTGCCCATCCAATATTAGCATTTTCAATTACTAATAATGCATCATTGTATTCGGTGGCAATGGCTACTGCCATATTACCGAAATCTTTAGTACCTAATTGTCCTTTATATTCGGCAACCTGTCCTAAAGTAGTGGTTTCAAATACTTGAATAGTGGAATTGTCAGTACTGTCGCCACGTGCAACGTCGCAAGATACTATATAGTTTTTAGAGTAATCTGCAGATTCCCAAACCCAGAAATTTCCGTCTATACCTCTTTTTTCTATAGGATCTCTACCGTAGGTTTGTTCATACCAATCGATAGCATCAATAGGAATAACAGTGTTTCCTGATGTTGAAAAATCACAATCACATTCTTGTGCTGCAAGTCTAGGTCCCAATAGTTCATCTTGTTCCTTTCTCCAATTTAAATCTCTATCCGGATGTACTGTCCACGGCAATCTAATAGTATTAAATTTGTTAGTACCTGCTTCTGAGTCTATCCACGTCTTATGGAAAAAGTTACCAGTGCCATTAGGAGTAGAAAGGAGGATTGCTTTACCTCCAGTTGCTAACGTCTGTTGAGATGATGCCCAAATTGGAACTACTTTATTATCATCAATAAACGCAACCTCATCAATAATCAAAAGAGACAATGCCTCGGAACGACCGGAGTCAGCTGCTGAGGATACTGCTTTAATCTTAGAACCGTTTTCTAATTCAAGACTTAATTTATTATTTGCTGTCGGTCTTTCATTACCTCGTAACCAAGAAGGTAAGTTATCATACATTACCCTAACTTTGGTTACCAAGTTTTTAGCTACATCTTGTTTAGTAGCAATTACCAATACGTTTGTATCGGCCTTAAATAACATTAGCCATAACGCATATCCAGCAGTCAATGTAGATATACCTAATTGTCTCGATTTAAGAATGATATTATAATCATGTAAATCAAATTGCTCTAATGTTTTTTCTTGGAATGGATATAGATTAAAAAGTAGTTTACCACGTGTTGGGTGTTGAATGTAACAATACTTTTTCATAAAGTATACCGGAGATGCGGCACACTTTTTGTATTCTTCTTTGATTATTTCACGTAACTGAGTTGACATATTTTATTTTTCTTTAGGAGCAGCGCTCTCAATGCTAATTGTTATTTCAGAATATCTAAAAGTTAAAGATATTTCATACGTTTTTTCAGTTTTACCGTCGACATTAACGTCTACAGTAAATACAGCTCGGAACCCTTTATATGTAGGAGTATCTATTATTTTAATCACGGAATCTTCAGGCAGAGTTAGAATCCCGGATCCTTCGAACTTTTCTTTTTTACCTATGCCTGGTACAGAGCTCGTACCGTTCAATTTAAAAAATGTAGGAGAAATACCTGCATATCCAATAGCAAAAGCAGTTAATGCAACAAACGCATTAGTATCTTTAGATATGTTACTGTATAGTTCAGGTATTCCGAATTCTTCTAAGCTCAGTCCTAAAATTAATTCCTGTGCTACTTGATAACATCCGCCTTTTTTTAGTAGTGATTGTATAGTCGGGGCGTCGTCTTTTTCTAAAGGCGGTACTTGTACATCTGATTTAGCAATAGGTGTTGTGCGTGAATCTAAATCATAATTACCCGTGCTTTCTAATTCAGCAAATAAATTTTCTCTAGCACTAATATAAAAGTCGTATGCATCGTCTAGTGCAGATTCATAATACGTTTGAACGTTAGATGCTAATGTATTAGGAACTTTTATTTTTTTAGGATTTTGTTTATATAAATCTTTGGCCTGCTTACCCGATATATTTGATTTTCCTAAGTTAGTATTTATATAAGATTCTAAATCAATAGCTATTTTGTTTAAAGCCGCGGATGCTTTTTTTGATTTATTTATCTCATCTCGAGCAGCGGCCGCATATAAAAATGTACTAGCTCTATCGGAATCATTATTTGAATCGAATTTATTTAGTACAAAATCTAAATAAAAAGATATATTTTTTGCAAAATTTTGTTCATCAGTGAGTTTAGCTACGTCAGGTGGGAAATCTTTCCGTTCCAATGTAGACGTAAATGATTTAGCTTTTCCTCCTTGAGCTAATGCTTCTTTCAGTGATATGCCTAATATTTTCTTTGAAGGTGGTGGCGTAAACGATTCTACAAACAATTCATTCAAGCAAGTAGAATCTTCTACGTTAACGTTAATAAATGTTATTTCATTGATATCACTCTCAGATAAATCCGGTGGCCCTCCTCCAGCGTAAATAAAAATATCTGCTGGGCACCATTTATCGGATCTCAAATCTCCAATATCAGCTGTTTTTCCTATATCATGTGCTCGATCTTTTACAGTTTTGAAAAAGGTCCCTCGATCGCAAATTACATTTCCGGAAGTATTAATAGTAGAATGTATATATTTAGCCATTGATACTGAATTAGCAAATCTAGATATTATTTTTTCATCTAATTGTTTGCTAGTATTAAATTTTTTGATTAAATCTTTAACCGGAGTTGCTGCGTTACCATAATAAGTAATATCAATTGGAACTAATAATCCTGTAGTAGGAAGTTTTATTTTAGGTTTTTTAGATATCAATGACTCATCTACCAATTTCAATTGATCAGCTGTCAATCCACTAAAATAAATTGTCATACCTTCCGATTCTTCAGCCGTTTTATCTTCCAACAATAAAGACTCTAAAGTAGGTAAGTTAAATTCGATTAATACTTCATTCAATATCTTAACCTTTGATGCATCATTAACATCTGGAATACCATCTTTTAATCGGTAAGACCATTCTAATAATATAGTATCTAGTAATTCTGAATTAATCATCTTTTTAAAAGTTTATATTTATAAATATATTGATATAAAAATAGGCACTTTTTAGGGTGCCTATTTAGTTTTTAAGTGGTTTATTTTACGCGATTGTCCAAGTAATGGTTTCGCCGTCATCGGTAGATGAGCAACTTTTAACTTGCCATTTATATCCGTTTGATTTTAACCAATTATTAGCTAATTTCACATATTTAGATACATTCCACGTCTCATCGGTAAATAACTCTAACCAACTATCCATGTCATCTTCTTTGATATAACCATTATCCGTTAAATCATAATCATCTAATTTTTGCCCTGATTTAGGCATTTTCATTTCTTTTAATACTTTACGTATTTCTTCTCTTAGAAGTTTTTTTAATTCTGATTTTTTCATTTTTTTTATTAAAAGGTTATTCTACGTCTTTAGGAGTTTTAATCTTTTTAGGAGCTTTTCTTCTTTCTCTAAGCTTAGATTTAGCTTCAATTAAAGTTTTTTCAGCTTCCAAATTTTCTTGTACCGGCTCTTCTTTTTTAATACCGTGTAAAGCATCTAAAGTATGTTCTACTTGATATTCTTCTATTTTAGGAGTATCAAAAAATGAAAACGCTTTTTTAATAGTTGAAATGAAGTTTTTAAACATATTATTTTTCCTCCTCTTTTTCAGATTTTAAATCATCAATATAAGAATTTACATCTCCTTGAGCATTTTTAACTTTTTTAGCTAACTTAGCTTTTAAGTCGTCCGGGAGTTTCTTAACCAATTTAGCTAATTTAGTCATTTCTGAATCAGCATCGGATACTGCCTTTGGAATATCAGTTGCAGCTTCCTCTTCTTTAATTACTTCGAGAACACATTCACGAACTAATTTTCTTAATTGAGATTTTTTCATTTTCCTTGTCCTTTGTACCGTTTAAGGTAGTTTTTAGATGATTTAAGTGTAGATGATCTTTTTTTAGAATGAACGCCAGGCCTTTTTCTTTTAGCGCGTTTTCTATATTTGGTTATAGTATTGGTTTTAGTTTTTGCTGCCATTATTCGTCTTCTTCTTCAAAATCAAAAGTATCAAATTCTTCATCTTCTAACCCTTCTAATAAAGTAGCATCATCAAATTCTTCAAACTCCATATTAGAAAGATACTCAGCATCAGTAAAATCTGAAATGTCTAAATCATATTTATCTTTTAAATAGTTTGCTGTTTTTGAGAGTTCATCTAGTGCAGTATCTACGGTTTCTTGTAGCCAATTATCATCCATGGCATCTTCCGGAATAGCTTGAGCTAAAATCTCCGCCGTTTCAATTAATTTTTGGAGGTTTTCTAATAATTGTACATTATTCATATTAATATATATCTAAAGTTTTTCTATTTCTTCTTTAATTTGAGCATATTCTTTTTCAAATTGCTCTCGGATTTTTTCACGGTCGATACCGCCATACCAATCTTCCACATCACCCCTTTCGGTCACGAATCCGCGTAAAGTTTCCGGGTTATTTATAAAGTCCTCGAATTGTATTCGCTTCTCTTCTAACCACGCTAAAGCGTTTTTTCTATATAATTCATTTGCATAGTTTTGATACGTGCCATTTATACGCATAGCAGTTTCTTCTTTAATTACGCAATCATAACATTTACCTGTGGTTTTATATGAATGTTTATGCAAAGGATGTTTTAATTGATTTTCACATTCAGGACATTTAAATGGCACTAGCAATTGTTTTCTCGCAGAATCCAATTTAGTTACGTTTTGTTTAATACCATTTTTAATAGTCCACATACGACCATTTTCTTCCCAAACGTCTCCTTCTACGTGTTTTTTAGTGGTCTTTTCATATCCCACTGATGATTTGCTTTTAGCAGTTGGGTTACCAGCTAAAATATTTTTTATACGATCTAAATTTGATCCTAAAACCGACATATTATATTATTGTTGATATTTTGAAAGAATTTTATCTACCGATCTGGAAAATGCTTTAACCGCAGCACCTAATTCAGATTCTAATCCAGAAACGATTTCCTGAACACTGCCTTCATCTGCTACATCGGGTACTATATATTCCGGAGCTTTAGCAGATTGATTAGATACTGATATAGTTAATTGCTTAGTACCTTCATCATAAGTAGAATCTACATGGACAGTAAGTCCAATACCAGGAACTTTGCCTACTGCATTTTTCTTTTCGTTTAAAGCAATAGCCTTTTTAATTAATTCTTTTAATTTAATTTTATCCATGTTTTATTATAAATATAGTTATTTACCAAAACTACTTTCTAATCCTTTAACGATAAATTCACCTGTAATTTTAAAAGGTGTAGTAGATATTTTAGGGTCTCGAATCACTATGCCTTCGTGTGAAGAAACGTCCCCCACATCAGAACCTAAATTATTGATGACTTCATTTCCTAATAACCGAGTGGCATGATACATTACTGCACCGTCTATTAATTTTTTCTGTTCTTTAGGATCCGTAGTTAATTCATCTAATGGAATAGTTTGATTTAAAATATTCAAATAATTTTTTCTGGTCATTGCCGGTTCTGCTTTCCCATTAATTACTACTTTATCGTTAATAGGATTTTTAGCAGTTTTTAACCAATCTTTTAATGATTTAGTTTCTTTTTTCTTTTTAGTATATTTCACCGTTAATTGGGTGTTGATAGGAGAGGTAAACGTAATAGACTTTTTAACTGCAGTAGGTATCATACCGTATATTCCATAACCCAAATCTTTCATTATAGGTTTGCATTTATCTACCAATTTCTGAATAGCCACCGCACTTCCACTAATTTCTTTTTGTTGTCTGCGTTTAGGTGTAGCTTGTTCAGATTTTAATAGACCGTGTATTACAAAAAAGTTCTCTTGATATGAAATGACATTAGTTTTTCCGGAAGTATCGCCAATTACGGTTTCTACGTTAAGTAAAATAGTAGGATCTTTTAACATTCCTAAGGCAGATAATTCCGCAGTTATTTTTGGAAGACACGCATTAAAGGCTTCTAAAACTTTTTTTCCTAAAGTAAGCATTCCATGACCTTCTGCAAATCTAGAACTTAAATCGTTTACAGTTATGCCCTCTACATCTAAAGGATTCATAGATCCTCTATCTAAGGCAAACTGCGTTTTACCTCCTTTTTTAACTATTTTTAATGTGGTGTTTACACCGTCGATTTTAACTGCTGCCGGAGTTTCTTGTAATGACTTAGCTGCATCTGCAAACACTTTAACTAAATCCGTACCTGTCTTTACTTGTGGTAAGTCAAAAGGGTGGGCCATGTGTCCTGCGGCTCCTCCTTCTTCTAATTTCTGAGTTTCAGTTAAAATAAATCTCCACCATTCTTTACTAAATAACTTATTTTCATTTATTTGTGAATCATACATATCTTCTAAAACAGTAAAAATAAATTCTGCCATTTTTGGCGAATACCAACCAAATACATTATTAAAGAGTGCCTCTTTTTCTTTTCTAGATTTTGAAGTATCGCCTAATGCTTTTCTAATTTGAGTACCGCTCATTTCCCCATAACCGGGAACGTTTAAACTAATATGAGGGGCAATTAATACATATCCGTTTTCTGAAAAAGGTTTTAGTTCTTTATTCGGGCCCGGGTATGTTAAAAAGTATCCTCCAGAATCAACTCGTAATCGGTCTAAATCTTTTTTTCCTACAACAAATACTGCTGCAGTTTCATTAGGATTAAACATTTTAGTTATCTCTTCTGATTTATAAGGATCTCGTACTTTTTTAACTCTATTGCCTAGACCGTATGCAGATATAATCGCTTTTTTTTCATTAAAAGAAAAAGGATTTTGCATAGGATCTACAATATCACTCGTAGCTATAAATGAATTATTTTTACCAAATTTATTTTGTACCCATAAAAAAGTAGCGGCGTGGTGTTTTCCAAAAGGTTGGAATCTACCCGGATATATAGCAATAGTTTTCATCTATTATAAATATGTAATTAATAATGTTTTTATTTATTAAGTAGTCGGTGGGTCTGAGTTAGGTCCGGTGCTAGTAGTGTCATCTTCCGTAACTGAATTCATAGAAGAATCTAAAACTCCTTTTATTCCTGATATTGATTCGTCTTTATTAGAAAACATTACATCGTTTAATAATGTATTGTACACGGCTTTAGAGTTTGAATCATTCAAATATTCAATTTTAAAAGTTAACTTTTTATTTACTAAATCATTAGGTATTTTAATAAATAATCTAGTAGATGCCGGAGTTAATCCTACTCTATCTTTAGGTCTAATTGAAATATCACTGATATACCATTCCGCTCCTAAATCTGTTTCAAATCCTATATTACCGAATCCTTCAGTTTCCGGAGCGAATTCCATTTCTACACGACCGAAGTATTTAGTCTCACCGGATTGCCCGTATGTTAACGTCTGTTCCAATTCACCTATAAACTCTCCAGGATCTGCAGTTGTTAATTGATCTGCAAAAGGTACTCCAAAATTTGTATTAATACCATACACTTTTAATTTTGAACTTGAAGGTAGTACCGAACTTAAATTGGTATTAGATTTAAAATCGTAATCATATCTTCTAATATCTACTCCAGTTAAATAAATTGTGTGATTTGAATCTGTGAATGTAGAATCTAATTGTATTTTTGGTCCGGTAGTATCTGTGGTACCATGGGTATAATAAAACGTATACGTGGTATTAGGTCGAATATTAGATATAGACGAAGTCACGGATCCGGATATAACGGATAATGTAGTTATATTATATTCAGGTAAATAGGTAAACGCTCCTGTAGTTACTTTAACTTGATATCTGGTATTAGCAAAGAAATCAATATCATTAAGTCGTATATATCCTGAGGTCGAACTGCCAAAGTTATATGCTTTCCATTTTTGTCCGGTATTTTCAGTCCATCCAGATCCGTTGTTGCCCCATCCGGGAGCGCCAACAAAGGGGAATCCTAGATTACTTACTACCGGGGCAGGGTCTACGCCTCGTATTTCATTTATCTGACTAAACGCATTAAAACTTATTATATAAGGAACGTTTTTATAAAATTTATATGAATCAGCAGTTTTAAATAACACCGCATTTTTATTTTTATATGCTGAACCTAAACTACTAGTAATACCGGTAACTCCGTCATATACTGTTAGTTTAACTGAATCTGCTAATTTATCAGTGTTACTAGGAGTATACGGCACTCCTGCTATTTGCGTATTGTATCCATAATTTCCAATTTCCGAATCCCAATATGTATCTATCATATAATCTCTATCGCCTATTTCACGACAACTAACATTAGAAACTTCTACAATATGCGGCCGGGTAGTACTAATGCTGCTACTAAATATAGAGTCATGTATAGTATTATACTCAAAAAATATTGCAGGATATAGTGGTTGGGTTGATGCTACTGAACTAGTTATAAAATATGTATCAGTGATCCATCCTAGTTTATTATTAAAAGTTAATGGGTGTCCTATTGCAATAGAAGCAGTATTACCAGAACCGCTAATAGCCCATGCGTTTGATATTTTATCGCTAATCGCGTAAATATCTTCAGGAGCTAATATAGATCCGGTTTTAGTTACTAATCCAGAATACACTAAAATAGAATTAAATTTATTAATGTTATAGCCTAAACTGCTAGTATACCAATCACTTGCAGTAATATCCATTCCAATCGGAAACGGTGCAGCTGAATATAAATTATAACTAAACTGTTCCCATAAATTTAAATTAGTTAATCCAGGAGGTATGGCGCTCGCAGTATAAATAATGCATCCTAACATATTTTCAGTAGGAGTATTCTGCAATTCAATTCTAAAACATGCTCCTCTATTTAAGTTTAATTCAGGAGCATCTTTTATAGACATACTAGGCGCAAAAGTTTGATTTCCTTTAAAATAGTTTGATTCCGTTACAGACGCCGTTGCCCATCCGGTCGCAAATGATAGTTGTTTAAATGAATTTTTTTCTAATGATGAATCGGAAAACGAGGATATAACTGGCTTAAAATATCCTGCCAATCTATAGGGAGAATCTGAATAATGTACGTGATTAACAAAATTATTATCTATTAATATATCTACCGGTTTTGTAGAGTATACACCTAAATCTACAAATTCTCCTTTCAATCCTTGAGGTTTAGCAGACAATTTTAATTTAGATACATCTCCGGTCACGGGGTCTAAATCTTTAATTTCTAACTCTACAATAGAATATAAATCATTTTCGTTCAATTTAACCGGTCCGGTCCATCTAGGATAATCTATTAATAAGGAACTAGTTGCTGGTATGGGTTTGGGTAATATTGCGTTATGATGATAAATAGTCCCGGCTTCTTGAAACACGAAAGGCCTATTCAATCCAATTCTATCTAATCTAAAAATAGTACCGGCATTCGAGGTACCGCCATTCGTAGTGTTTGCGTATAAAGAATTTCCTAATCTAATAAAATTAGATTTTGCTCCGATACCATCACTGCCTCCTGAGAAATGATGTAACACCTCAAACGTTCCTCCAGACCCGGTGGTAAATCTAAACACAGTACCTTTAGAAAACTGACCTCCGGCATTACACATTCCATAAAAATGCCCGGAATCCTCATATAACTCTCGTTCCGCTTCCGATCCGGATAATACAGTATCTAAATCAAATAATTTAGTTATAACACCGGTTCCGGAATCTACTTTAAGTATAGTTCCCCCAGTACCGGATGAAGCGGACCCGGTAAAGGTCGTAGCATATAAATAACCATCACTTCCCATTATTAACCCGGAAGGTATTTTACCTTGAGTGACATTAAGTGCAAAACTAGAAGTGGTACCCGTAGATAGATTTATTTTAACAATATCGCCCTGTGCAGTTTGATATCCCTTAACTCCAAACAAAAATCCTCCGGATTCAATTAATCTTGCAGCATCAACTCCTCCATTTAAAAGGAATACTTTATGTTCATTAGAACTAGTATTAAAACTATATACGGTGCCATATGGCCCTCCAGGTGACGGATTTGCGGTGGTGCCATATAATAAACCATTAGAAGCCTGCATTAAACTGCCATATGGAAACCAACCACTATTAGTAGTAAATGTACTAGATCCGCTGGTTAATCCAAAGTCATGTAATTTAGTTACAATTTTAGATTGCGGATCGAATCTAAATAAAGATCCGGAATTAAACCTACCTCCAAAATTAGTAGTACCATACATTCCAGGGTTTGACCCGCCTTTTAAATATAAAAACTTTGTTGAAGGCTCTTTTCCTGAAAATTTACTGGTATTAAAATAATGTTCAGTGTTTAATACGTTAGTGTCTGTATTATAACTAAAAATACCACCGCCGTTCCCCGCTCCTCCAGCGAATATAGGACCATAAAACGTATTATTAGGCCCTTCGACAATGGTTAATAGCACACTAGCTCCGTACGGATCTACAAAAGAAGCTGCCTGTACGTATGAATCTACGAATGTATTATTTAAATTCGTTTGAGATATCTGTGCTCTAGAAGTAAATCTTTCTATTTTATGCCTATTTATTGTAAATGTGGTAGGATTTGATAGTTCCGATTCTTTTACTAAATTATATGTAAATGCACCGTTGGCAGCTGCATTTTTATCTCGCAATAAAAAATTTATATACGATCTATATGCAGTATCCGTGTTATACAATGTTAATCCGGATGCTGTTTGCGGACTAATATTAGGACGGTTTACTTTTATTAACCCTCCAATTAAATCCGTTTCTAATTTAAAATCCGGAGTGCCTATACCGTTTATAGGAAACACGCGTACGTTATCTATACTACCAGCAGTACCACCGAAAAATAACCACAAATAATTCCCAGCATCGCTGGCTCTGACTACTGCATAACAAGTTTCCCAAGTATTAGTACTCGCATTTTCATTTATAGAAACGCGTACATTTTCCGATATACTACCGGAATTTCTAGATTCATTATATCCCAATGCAGCCGAAATATCATATGACGTGCTTAAACTTTGACTCACATCAACGGCAACTAAATAATAATTGCCTGGCATCGTATTTACGGGACGTCCTACATAAGACCCTGCAATTCCTCGTATTAATATATTGCCTCGATTAGCATCAGTGCCTATCGTATTTCCGGATTGATCCCAAGTGCCAAACGAATTGTAATTTCCTATTATATTCGAACCTAATGAAACATAAAAATCTTTACTAGGCTCGATTATCGGATAATTTCTATTTATTGTTTTAGCAGAATAATTTTCTGGCTTTAAATAAAAAACATTATCCCTATCAAAAGATGTTATAGATGCATTAGTAAATGAATTTAAAACCGTATTCGCATCTTGTGTTTGAAATATACTACTCGCACCATCATTGCTGCCAACGTAATCGTCAAAATTAAAATCTAAATATTCATAGTCCCCATATTCCTTAGTTATCATTTGCTCGTTATTACGAAACGAAGTAGTAACATACGGTCGAACTCGAGTTCGTAATTCAACTGTAGGAGGGTCTATATAAACAATTTCGGTTGTATTAGATTTAAAAGGCGCTACATTAATAATAGCTTGCCACTTAAAGTTAAACGTATTGTTGAATTCTAAAGGTACTAAATTTTCGTTTAGTACCGAACAAATAGTAATTAATGCAGGACCGGGAGCCGTGTCTTCAGTTATGTTAATTACTATCAACCTTCTTTTTAAAGAATCGAAATAATTAGGAAATTCTACATAAATGGTATTTCGGCGACTGTCTAATACTTCCACTAAAATAGGAGAACCTTGTTTGAAAACGTTAGTATTTCCTAATATTTTTAACACGTTTTTGCCCGCAGTTAATTCTGAAGGCATGCTATCTAGTTTTAGATAATCTACGGAGGTCGGGGATGTATCAGTTATATACGACGGGTATATATCTAATCCTAAATACGTGCGCTGTTTCTTAATTATCATATACTATAAATATATGATAATCCAAATGTTTATGTTAAATCAATTTTACTAAATCCGTTTTTGGACTCTATAGTAATATTGTGGTCGACCATGTCACGGACCATATCAATATGCGAAATTATTAAAGTAAAATTAAATATATCTCTAATGTAATTAAATAGTAAATAAATTTGATTTAAATTATTAGAATCCAATACTCCTAACCCTTCATCAATAGCAAAGAAAGTAGGTTTAGGCAAACTAGATATATTGATTAATCCGACTCGTATTGCAATAGACGATATAAACCGTTCCATCCCTGATGAAAGTTCTAATGGCCAATATAAATTATCATATACTATATAAGCATTAATATTTTTTCCGTCTGTATTTAATATGATTTTAAAATCTACCAAGTTAGATAAAATACTATTTATTTCATTTTCTATTTTAGGTAAAATTCTAGACATCAATTGATATGAAATACCATCTTTTTCCATAGCCATAAGATAATATTCATATGCAGCTTTCTCTTTTAGAAGTGCATTGGTTTTTTCTAATTTCTCAGTTAAATTGTCTATTTTAGATTCAGCTACTTTAATATCTGAATACAACTGCAATAGATCAGCATTTAATAATCGAGTTTCCGATTGTAAACTTTTAATTTTAGATTTTACGGATTCTATTTGTTCGGTAATGGTATTGTTATTTAAAATTATAGATTCATTTTCATAGTATTCACGTATGAGTAATTGTATTTTTTGTAATTCAATTTTAGTTGCCGATAGTTCTTTATCTTCGGATAACACTTTAATATTGGTACCTTGCGAATCAATAAAAACTAGATTCCTTTTAGAATTTAAAGTTTCATATTTGCGTTTAGTTTCATGATAAGAATTAAATGAATTTACAATATTTTCAGTGAGTCTCAAATCTTCTTGGCAAATAGTCAATTCCTTTAAATCCGATTCCAATTCCTTTTTAGTCTGTAAAGCGTCTTTTACAAATACATTATTAATGCAGTATGTACAATTAGGATCATATTCATGCTCTTCCAATTTTTTTAGTTTATCACTTTTATTAGCTGTAATTATTTTTAATTTTTCTAATTTAGAATTGAGAGACTTTAATTTACTTTTATTAAATTCAAATTCTTTTTCAGCTTCTAACATTTTATTAACATCAATATTAGAAAGTTGTAAGTCAATTTGCTGTAATTCTTTTTTAGTTTTAGAAAACAATTGGTTATTAAATTTAACGGATTCTTCTAATTTAGATATATTATCTTGTATTTGAACTTCCATTTTTTTAGCAGCATCAATATCAATTGTCTTAACATTTTGAATTTGTTTTGATAATTCTAAAACATCATTATTTTTACTTGCAATTTCAGTATCTAATAAAATAATATTACTATTCAAAGTATCATAATCAAAAGTTTTTTTAGAAATTGAGTCTTTTAAATCGTTTATTTGTAATTCTATTTCTTTTGAATTAGCATTTTCTAAAATAGCCTGTATACGTCTATATTCAGTATTGGCCAATGCATATAACGATTCAAAAATATTTAAATCTAAGAACTTAGCTAATATTTCTTTTCTTTCCGTTTGTGATTTATCTACAAAATTAGTATTGTTATTTTGCATTGATAAACACATTAATGTGAAATCTTCATAACTTCCTATATAGGATTTAATAATGGAATTAGTGTCTCTACGCTGTTCACCGTTTAAGTTTTTACGGTCTCCGTTATCACCCTCACACCAAAAATCTATATTTACTTTGACTTTACCTGACGATGTTTTTGTACCTCGCTTTTCAATAAAATAATCGGTACCTGCAATTTCAAAATTAAATTTACATGAAAACCAATCTTTTTTAGTATTAATGATTTGATCTGCTTTATAAGCTCTGGATGTCGTATCAAATAAACAAAAACATAGAGCATCTAATAAACTGCTTTTACCGGATGCGTTGGGACCAAATAAACCTTGTATTCCTCGCAAACTAGAAAAATCTATTAAGTTGTTTTCTCCATATGAAAACATATTTGAAAATTCAAACTTTTTAGGTTTCCAAATAACATTTCTAATTATTTCATCTTTATCCGATAACAATAAATTAGTCTTTTTATTTATTTCATACACTTTATCTAATATACCATCGGGCAAAGATAAATTTAAAGTTAAATTTAAAAAATCTCTAATTAAACTATTTTGCGTTTCAATATTTCTAACATTAATGGTATTCGACTTTATTAAATCGATATTGGAATTTATTGAAACCGTTTCTGCTTTGTTAATAGGCAAATCAGAAATCCCTAATTCTTTTTTAATTTTAGCAGACTCATCCCTAATATAGACATCTGTGGAATCCGTAACTTTTAACCGTACTCTAGAATTTTGTGTAATTATTCCTCTATTGTACGGCACTAATTCATCTTTATGAATATGCAAAGTATGAAATCCGTATTCGTTATCTAGATGATAAAAACTACTGGTCTTATTAATTAAATCCCACAATAAAAATCCATGGTTATCATACGTTTCACCGTAATTTTGTTGTATTAACGATGAACAATATGCAATAGTCTTTTCTGCATTTAAATACTGTAGTTGATGTATATCACCTGCTAATGCATAATCAAATCCAGTAAATAAATCAATATCGACGTGCCCTTGTATTTGAAATCCTACTCCGGTTACTGAATTAGTTATGGGTCCGTGAAACAAAGCTATTTTCTTTTTATTAGTCTGTATATCAGACGCTAAAATATATTTTTCTTTTTCATCAAAAACAGACATTACTGAGAATACAATATCACCCAATTCATATAAACCGGTATCCTTTAAATAAAAAATATTAGGATGTTGTAAATTGGCTATAATAGGCGATAGAGCATCCAATCTATCTGGGTTGTTTAGATTAGCATCATGATTTCCTGCAATTACAACCGTGGGTGCTATATCGGCTAATGATATGAAAAAATCACTAACCATATCAATTAATTCCGGACTCATATCCGTTTTAGTATGAACTACGTCGCCAGCAATGTAGATGATCGTACTATCATCTTTAATTTGTTTTATTTTTTCATAAAACTTTTGAAATTGTATTTTATACTCAGTATGTCGTTTTAAATTTCTAATATGAATATCGCCTGCGTGTATAATTTTAGAAACCGTGTTTATACTCGAATTTAATTTAATCATAATGCTAATTTCATTTTAATCATGTCTTCAAACCCAAAAGTTTCGGTCTCATTCATGATAGTATGTATTTTATGGAATCCTATTTCATTAGGATCTTTTTCTTTTAAATTTACAAAATATACTGCAACTCCAAATTTAGAAAAATAATCTGCTAATTTTAATGCGTCTTGTTTAGCATCATTATCTAAACACAAATATAATTCTTTAACTTTTTCTAATAAAATTTTATCTCGCAAATTACGTAATATTTTTTTACCAAATAACGGTATCACATTTCTTTTAATTGAAATTGCATCAAATGCACCCTCAACTAACACTATTGGTAATTTCCAATTAATTAAATTTTCAAATCCAATTATATTTTTACTCACGTTTGGATTTTTATGCTTCATAGTGGCGTCTTTATAATATGACCTACCAACAAAAAAATTCAATTGGTTATTCGCATCATATGATGGTATGATTACCATACCCGAATACGGGCCTTTATCACAATATCCTATTCGATATTTTAATATATCTTGTACCGTTAATCCTCTCTTAAATAAATACCTAATTGCGTGTTTGTAGTCAGGATCGTCCCTTTTAATATATAGAGGTTTAAATTCTTTAGGTAGTGATACAAGCTCTTTATCGGGTATATCTTGGGGGTATCCATCCTTACGGATTAAAACATTATTTTTATTAGATTTGAATTTTGCATATATATTCGGATCTGTAACCTTTAGTTTCTTTAACAAAGTAATTAAAGATCTTCCTTTGGTATTACAAACCCAACAATTAAATTGTCCTAATTCATAATGTATTTGTAGTTTCTTTTTGTGGTGATTACAAAAAGGACATTTATACAGTCCCTCAGAACCTCCGGAAACTAATTTGGGAGCTCCTAATAAAGTATTTAATATAGATTTTTGTTCTGATATCATGGATTACTAAAGTATAAGTAAAAAGATAATAGGATACAAACCTATTCTTCTAACCACTCTTTAGGAACCTCTTTATCAGCAAAAATAAATCCTCGTTTATTACACCAATCGGCATAAGTAGTTTTACTATTTTTAGATATTCTAGTATTAGAATTAGTAAAAACGAATCTAATATCTAAAGCAGGATATTGATCTTTTACCCATTCATGTTTCTGTCTATCGCTAGCAGTAAGTCTGCCTTTAGTTTCAATAAACAGTTTATTACCATCTTTTTTAGTTTTAATAAAATCGGGTTTATATGACCTTTTTTTAGCAGGTTGCATATAATAAATTTTTTCAGTCTCGTAAGTAAAATCAATATTAAGAGAGGTGAGTTGTTCAGATATTTTTTCTTCTAAACCACTCTTATATCCTAATATTAAACTAGCCTGCTTTTGATTTTTAAAACGTCTTTTCATAACATATTTATTTATAATTATTGATCCCACTTCACAACAAAGATAGTATCACAATTAGTAGGTTTTCGTAACGGCGCTGAGAGTTTACCCACTACTAATAATTCTCCGGCATCATTATATAAACCTACTGTAGTTATATAAGGAGAAAAATTTGATCCTGTAACAAATGAATAACATTCCCCATCTTCATTTCCTATACCGGTTTCATTAATGCCTATACCAGGATTACATTTTCCATTTTTATTGATTAGTATTGTGGGGTTAGTGGTCATATTTAATTCAGTAGCCCCAGCAACACAAATAGCTTCATTAGTGGTTATTAATTTAGTACTTCTAAATTTTAAATAATCAAATCTAGCAGAGGTTCCCTGGCCCGGCAATACTCTTCCAGGACCGGATAAATAGGTGGGGTTAGTCCAAATTATTTGGCCTTGATCATAAATGATATTACCGAACCTATTATTGTAGATGCCTCGTTGATATTTTTTATTAGACGTAGAAATAGTAGCCATGTCTGCTATCTCAGCAGCTGATAATGCTCTATTAAAAAAATGTATCGGGCCCATCTTTCCGCCGAATTGTGTTGATCCATCAGTACTCCATCCTCCCGGGGAAGTATCGTAGTCGCTAATAGAAATCGAACTAGTAGTAAGCAAATCACCTCTACATCCTATTAGAACATCAGAAAAATTTGAAACCGTAGTCAAACATGATTGCGATATTTCTCCCGCATTAGTAGTTCCTATCCAAACTTGCAATACACTACCCGATTTTTGACACGTGATTAACGACCAAACATCATCGTCTAAAGTACTAGATGATGTTACGGCCGTGGCAATTGTACCGTCACTTCTAGAAAATCTAATTTTCCCGTTGCCACTATATCCGTTACGTATTAATTCTATTTTAAAGGGGTACGGTCCTCGAACATAATCAACAGTATCAACATAATGATCATATAACGATGCATCGGTATTCGGATCTAATTGCCTAGCTCTATTACCTACAGGAATTATATACTTTCTAACTAATCCGGATTTAGAAATTAATTCTACAGAACCGCTAGCCGCACCTAAAACAGGAGTGGGTGCGATGCCATCGCCATCGGGTTGCCGAATCCAAAATGATACTGCAAAATCTTGATTTGTATCAAAATTCAATTCTTTAGTATGCGGAATCCGAACATACATGGACCCGACGGAAGATACGGAAAAATCTAAATGATATTGCGACATGTATGAGATAACGGTATTAGGATCATTTGTATGATCTCTAACAAATACATTGTTCACAGTAGCTACCGGACTTTTAGGTATATGAGTAGGGGCAGCTACCCCTTTATCCGAATCATAATTGTGATTTACTAATTTTCCTAATGTACCGTATGAAGGTTCTTTAAATGTAGCTCTAGTATTATTGTATCGATACCCATCATCAAAATAAAATGAACAATAAAAAAAATCTTTTAATTTAGGATTGAATGATGATGAATCTATTTCTCCTGAAGTTAAGGTCGTGTCATAACCTAATATATTACCATTACCATCATCAAAAAAGTAAAAGCTGCCAGATTCCATTTCAAATGACCCGGGTTGTATACCTAAACCTATTAATTTATTAGGTATAGAATATACATGAATTTCATCTGTAATTCTTCTTGTTTCTACTCCTATATTTCCTTGCGGGTGGTGATTGTATGGAGCATTTTGGAAGTCTCTATAGTATAAATTATAAGTAGAATTCCAAATATTCCTAGCATATTCTCCATGGTTGGTAGATACTTCAGAAGCAGTAGTTATCCATGGTGTAGAATAATATTTTCCATAGTAAATTGACATACTAATATCTGCATCTACGTACTGAGACGTAGAACTAGTTAAATTAGCTATGTTACCATTATTTATCTGCCATAACTTATTTACATAATATGGTATTTTAGTTACGTATGCAGGTTCTATGGGTTTAAATACAAATGACATAATAGTTAGAAATCGCTATACTAATAAATATAGCGATTTCATTTTTACTTTAAATTAAAATATTTTTAGAAATCTAGTTTAATCCGGATAAGCGCCTCCCTAGTAAAGGATTTTAATACTGGTTTAGATAATTTAGCTATTGCTAACAATTCATTGGAATCATTATACAGTCCCACTGATGTAATATATACTTTAGGATCCGTATGAAATACTCCGTAACGAATCAATCCTAAAGATCCAGTTACAAACGTAGGATTATTAGAATAATTAAATTCGCTATGTCCTACACGCACAAAATAATAATTAGAAGTAATATTTTCTTCACTTCTTGCTTGAAATGAAGCTCCTAAATTAATAGCAGTATAAAATCTTCCATTGTTACTAGTTAGGCCCGGTACTACTGATGATGCTGTACTAAAAGCAATTCCAGCACTCTGCGATATCAATGTAGGATTAAATACTAAAATACCTACATCTGGATATGCTAACCCGTATACGGTTGAACTTGCAGACCCTCCGGTTATAGTACCTGAAACAATACTAAATATTCTACCTGATTGCCCAATGGTCGGATTTGTCCCCGCTCCTGAATTATCTATAAACGACCTATTACCTGCCGATCCGGATAATCTTAATTCCCAGTTGCCCGGATCTAATTTTTCTTTATATCTAGCACGATTAAAATTTACTACTACTATATCATCTGATGAAGTACCTCCGAAGGTAAATTTGTCATCGGTAGGTAATAAAAGTAAATTTTTATATTGCGAATATATTGCTTTTGATGGAGTTCTAGATCCAGTTAAATTTCCTGTATATAATGCGGCTGATCCGGTAACCGATCCCGCACCGTTTACATTACCATATGCAATAGCAAAATGTGGATCTGAACCAGAAGCTGCTTCAGTAGCATCTTGGTATATATTCCAATAATAATTAGAAGCCGATGTAGCCAATTCTGTGGAACTAGTAAAGAACTGCGTTAAATACCCATCGGGGTCGTCCCATACTGACTCAGCAACTGCTTCTTTAGTTTGTAATATAACATCGGTAGCCATATTGAAAAATTTAAAAACGGTACCTGTAGTAGATAGAAACGAATTATCTAATATATTATTTTGTGTAGTTTGACTTTCAGCTGCTGCGGATTCAGCAGCAGCTGCCTGCGCTGCAGTTCTTAGCCCCAAACTAGAATTGGGTATCGACCCTCTGTTTACTAATGCTCTTGCCATATTTTTAATTTAATTATTTTAATCGATTACTATATCAGATGCTGCTGCTTGTACTGTATAGATATTATCCACTGCACCCCCAACCGTTATAGTAACTCTACCGCCAGTTTCATTTCCTATGATAATTAAACTAGCAACACGATTTCGTAATTGCGATATATACTCAAGTTCAAAACCAAACCCTACTGCAGTTACACTTCTAGCAGTACCGTCGTCTGATATAAATGTAGGCGTTGCTCCTGCTGTAGCGGCTACCTCTGAGCCGCGGGCTACTCTCAATCTAGCTACCGTACTATCACTTAGTATAGCAGTATACCCTAATAATCCATTTCCGTTAGGCGGGTTAGAAGTACTAGGTCTAACAACGGCGATTTTAGAAGTACTAGTTAAATTAATATTGGTGGATGCTACATTGATTATGGGTATATATTTACTACCACGTGGCAACGTAATCAATTTATATTTCATTAATTGATCCGTGTCCGGAAATGCTTCTATAATAGGCATATTTTCAATTACTTGCCCATAATAATTACTACCTAAAGGATGCGTTAAATCATATAACGTATAGTCGATTTCATCATCTGCTAAAGCAAATTGCGTTATTTTAAAAAATTGTTCTCCTTTAGCTAAAAGTTCTCTGCCTTTAGTAGTTAAAATAGCATCAACAGTTATAGTTTGATTATTCAAATATCCCATAGTTTATTCTTTAAATATAAATATAGTATTTTTTAAAATTATAGATTTATTAATCCGTTAGGATTAATTAAATTAGTAGCTTGTATAGGACTAGTAGACCAAATTTCAATTACAGGTTTGCCATCATACGTATCCGGACTAGGAATATTAAATCCGGGACTACTAATTCTACACCCTAAAAATGAATGATTGCGTTGCCCGGCGCCGTAAAATCTAGTAGGAGTATTATCATGTATATATGAAGATTCTTGATAACCGTCGGTTTGCAAATATTCTACGGTAAATTGAATTGCCGCTAAATATTCAACATAATCTCCTAACAAATTAATATTTGATAATCCAGTAATATCACTACTTAAAGATGCGTCTATATCTCCCTTCGCAAATACAGTTCTATTATTAATATCATCTTGATATGTATTGTACACTCCTTCAAGCTCTTCTAAAGACTGCGTTATTGTAGCATCATATGTTACGGGCTCTATAAAAACATTTCTTGCAGCTGCCTTGGGTCTATCTAATAATGTAGGCTGTATTACCAACCCTACCATTTTTACTGCTCTTGCAGGTAAAAACTTTTTTATTAGATAAAACATTGAAGCGTCAAAGTTTTCTATTAATCTATTGTATTTCCATACCGCATTATTATCAGTATATTTTCGATTATAATGATTCCTAAGTTTTTCCAAATCTCGATACCTAGGCTCATAATCATCCCTTGGATCGCCTACGAAATCGTCTAAGAGCAATCCGGGGAATTGGTCTGCTATATCCTCATTAATTTCATCTTGAGGTGAGAAATATACTCCCAATTTTGGCGAATCAAATTGATATGAATCATACTGAGATTTTTCTACACTAGTAGTACTATTTAATTGTCCTTCGACTTTTGTAGATTCAATTCTAATTTTATTGCTGGGTTCAGAACTATCCCCGAAATTTGGAGACCATACATAGTAAAATTCATCGTTACCTACAAATGAGTTAGTAGTAAATGCAAATGCCGTTGCTGTTCTGGATTGCGATTGGTTCGGATGTATCGACTGTATAGTAGACGTACTACCGCTAAAAGTCTGCAGCGTAGTGCCTAAAGGATATCTAGCAATTAATTGGTTCCAAGAAGATTGGTAATCATAAGTATTAAAAGACCTCCAATCGGCATTAATAAAAGAACTCACGGATCCAGTACCCGCTATTGATTGCGGATTAAGTGCATGAAGTTTAACGGTCTCATCATCTAAATTTACATTCCATGCACGAATTTCTTGCATAGACCCAGTAAAATATTGATTAGAACCTACAGCCTCTCCGAAACTATATGCAGTAGCGCTGCCTAAAGTTGCGCTACCCGTAAACATTGCAACTGAATCGCCACTAGTCTGTATTACATATAACTTTGAACCATTAATAGTTACATTATTCCATTTACCATTATAAAACGGACCTTTAATAGTAGCACCGGTACCATATTTAATGTATCCCCAACTAGCAGTCGTACTATCGGGCCAAATTCTAAGTTCCGATGCACCATCCATCAATGACTGCGTTAATGCTGCGCTATTTTCTGGTTTAAATCTAAACTGTACGGTTGATGGTGCAGGTGAAATGGTTGCGGTTATATAGTTATCTAAAGACGAACTAAAATACGTTGCTAAAGTAAACTTATTTATACGTTTATACTTATTTCTAGTGTCTATTCTAGTAGATTTATAATCATATGGACCAGAAAATTCTTTTACTCTTAATATAGTAGAAGGTACTCCATAGCAATTTAATAGAGCTCGTATACCGCGTTCAGTGCCTTTTGTTTTTAAAAGATACGGCAAATTATTTAAAATACGTTTATACGTTTCTTTGGTAATTTTATCATTAGGTATTGATTCTAAAGATCCTGATTGCCTAAAACTACCGGATGCATTAACGCCTAATTCGTTTAACCATAATTCACTTAATGAATATCCGTCAGCTGCATCGACGCCTAAACTTCGTAATACATGATATACTAAATCTTTAGATAATCCTTCGTAAACAGATTCTTTTCTAGAATTTACATCGGTCATTCTAGTAACATATAACCAAAGAATATCAAAATGCTGAGCTAACATGTTTATGTACACTTCAAATGCGTCATAATAATCACTTTCACGCATAAATGAAGGCATTAACTCAGTTAATCTATTTACATTTTGTGAATCATAATCGGAGGCCGATACTAGTTGACCTGCATACCATTCTTGTCCTTCGGTTGATGATACTGAATATAATGTGTATGGTTTAGAAGAATTACTTTTAGGCCAAGTATCTGGCCAGTACTCTCCATATGAACTAGTTTCATATGAACTTGATTGATAATACAAATATTTTTCGTATCCATCAAATCCTGCTAGTATGGCATTCTTTTTAGTATTTACATCTATGACATTATTTAATGATTCAGATCCCGGTGAACTGACAGAATTTAAAGATGACAACAATCCATCATAATATTCTATCAATTGTAATTTATATCTAAAATTTTTTAATCTTTCGGTGGCTGAACTATAAAATATAAAATTGGAATAATCTCTATAATTTACATTTAATTCTATAGGGTTAAAACTATTACTAATAAATGTATTTATTAACTGTTGTGATGATGTAGGATTAGATCCTAATATAGTGTTCCAAGTTTTATATCCTGTAGACTGTCCTATATTATTGTTTACATTAGTGGCAAAATTAGCATAACGCAAAACATTAATCGGATCTTTTTTCTTTTTAGGATAAATTATAATCGTATCGGTAGCAGGATCTAAAAGTTGCAAATCAATCCAACTCTCAGAACTTACATTAAAACTATCCGGCAATGGAAGTTGTAAGTTTACTGTAAAAACGTCTAATTCAGTAGTCGATAATGTATTATCTCTACTAAATGATGCTATTCGATATAATTCTAAATTTCCTAAATTTAGATAATATTCTAATCTATTTCCTAATTGATCTACTAAAGGCGCATTAATTAAATTATTAAAAGGACTACCGGCAGCAAACGACACTGTTATTTGTGTCCTATCATCGTTTATAGAGGTTATAGTAATAGGATTTCTAAAATTTCCTAAATAACCTCTATGAAAGTTTAATTGGAATTTAAACTTACCTGAAATATATCCGAACTGCCTAAATAATTTTTGTACCTCTACCCGTACATTGTTTATAGTATTTTTGCTAGTACCGAATCCTTCTTGATTAGAAAATGGTATTTTATAAAAAGATTCTAATAAGATATCATTTATATTTATGATATGTAATTCAACAGTATCATCCGGAGTTTGTCCAAATAATACTAATGCAGATTCTTGCGGTATTTCATCAATATCAGGTATAGGTTCTATCATAGACCCCGTAGTACCCACAGTAACATATGTAGGATTTAAAATACCATATTCAGCGCTCGGTTCTACCACTAGTTATATTTTTATTATAAATATAATAAAACCTTATTTTGTTAAAAAAAGGTAGTGGCTACGGATTCGCCGGTAGATAATTCTAATACTACTTTATATTTTTCTACTCCTAAAGGAAGCCAATCATAAAATTTAGTGCGATACGGATCATCATAATCAGCATAAAATCGTATTGCCGGGTGATACCCGTATAAATTATATATACGCTGTATGCCATTTGGTGATGATAGTCTCTGACTTAAATTAATAGGTAGTTTAGGTATTGTGCCTGCAGGCACGTATGGCATATCAACGGAACTAGGAAAAGAAGCCTTCCCAAATATAAAATTTTGTTTTGTGCCGCTATCGGTAGTAAGAACCGATTTAGGAAGTGAAATTTCTTTAGGCAGTCCTTGAACTTCATTCCAGGTTTTAGTTCCGTATGTATTATCATATTCAAATCCAGGATATAAACTAGTATCCGAAGTAACGTCATTATTATTTTCCAATAAATTACCCCATCCTTTAGAAATTTCAGGTATAACTATTGACCAATTTTCTAAGTTAGAAGACCGTATTTCTGAATACACTAGATATTCTCGAGAAGGTATATTAAATCCGACTTTAAATGAAGTAGCATCGGGTGTTGAGTTTAGAAACGTTTCTATTACAAAATCTGGCCAATATCGGTTTCCATACGAGTCAATAGTATTAAACCCCTCAAGATAATCGTCTCTGGAAATTTCTATTTGTTTAAATTCGGGAGTCACACCGAATATTTTTAAAGTTGCCGGTCCAGACCCGCCATTTCCGGTATTCCTAAATTTTAGATTGTATTTTTTATAGAAAATATTAAAACTATATTTCCAAAACTCAATATTATTTAATACTTCTATATATCCTTGTAAATTTGAAATCATTTTTATTTGATTTATTCTTATTAGTATGCAGATTACCTAGTTATATCAATTATTTTATCGCCGGTCTCTGACAAAATACTCCTTAAATCACCGATACTAAACCTAAAACCGCGTAATTGTGCAGGTTGATTAAAATTCTTAATACCTTGATACCCATCCTCGTTGTTACGATATGCAAATAAAAGACGTTGATTTGGATACGGCATTACATCATTTATAAAGGTTTGCAATGGTTCATTGCAGTATGCTACCCATTCCCTTCCTAATACATTTTTCATTTTATCTGATGTATAAGTTCCTAGATATGATTTAAAGTTGGACTCTGATTCCCCATAATTAATATCCATATTAAATGTATTCTCACCGAGGGCTGCTTCACCGTCGTATGTTATCGAATCGATTCTCAATTCCTGGCCATCTAAATATGAAGTTAAAGTAGAATTTGATAGTGCATTGTTGGCTAATACAGATCCTTCATTAAATGCAGGATCCGTTTCTAAGAAATCCATCCCGGTTAAAATAGAATTTCCATTTGCATCTAATCCGGTTTCTATTCTATTTCCCAAATCATCAATTACTATGGGATAGAACCTTAAATTTAATCCTACAAACATTAAATCGGATACATAATCAATTCCTCTTTCTGCCCATTCTGCTCCTTGCCATATTAAATCATAAACGCCGGCTTCGTGATTATAAGTTTTAGTAAGTCTAATTTTTTTAGTACCTGCAGGAACTCGAATCATATCAGATGTTCTACCTATAATACAAGTTTTTACTTCCGGGCCGATGGTTCTAAGCGTGCCGTCAGGATTGGTAAATGATTTTTCGTATCTATCATACACAGCACCGGCATTACCATCAAAAATAATTCCTGCATAATCAAAATTAGTATTACGATCAAAATTAATATTACGGTCATAATAACCTGCCAATAGTTTAACGTTTAATGACGGGAACCATGGGTCTCTAGGATAATCATTTACTGTGCGTTCCCAATGTCTTAAACTTGAAATAAGAGTATTACCTAAAACGGGTATTACATTATCATTTTCATCTAAAAATTCAAATACACAATCGCCATAATCGGCTTGGTCTGCTCTGGTGCCTATCCATCCGAACAATGAAACATGAAATCCTTCTAAACCGTATGTTTTACCATCAATAGAATCTGCAAATTCAGTTAAATCTACCGTATGCACACTGGTTTTAGTAATACCACTGTATACATTTTCACCATTTCTAACAATAGGCGTAAATACTCCCGCTCTAAAATAATTACTTTTAATTTCCGAAACTACTGAACCGTCAAAGTTATTTTGCGAATCAAATATTTCAGGTCTAGGATACCATTGATTCTTATTTTGAACCCCGTCCCAACCGGAAGTAAATTTATGATAAAAATATGTACCTTTACCTCCAGCAGTATTTACGAAAGGATCTACACTTTCTTGCCATGAAGGTAAAAACTTACCCACATCTTCCGGATTATCACCTATAGTTTCCCAATCTGCAGTAGAATCATTTCCAGATCCATTTTTAATTAAATTTTTAAAAATATAAGGACTAGTATCATCAATAACACTAATAGTTACGTCATTTGTAGTATCAGTACCATACGAGTCTGTAACGGTACAATAAAAAGTTTCATTTTCAGATCCTATAGTATTAGTATCTACAACTAAAAAAGATTCTGTAGAAACTAATCTATCAAATGAATCAAACCACTCAAATCTAATATTTTCAAAAGTATCAAATGAATTAAAATTAAATTGCAATGTTACCTGCTTTCCACGATATACTTGTATTGTCCTGCTATCATCAATTAAAATATCCTCTCCTGGAACATAATCTAATGTAGTATTTTTTTTAAACAAAAGATCAGGCTGCAATGTAATAGCAGGAGGTTCTACATTTAAGTCTTCAATTTCAACTACAATGTCAATATCATTTTTATAATTTTTTATAGGCAATACGGTGTATACTCCTTCAAATTCTTCAGTATCATCTTTATAATTTGATATTAGTTCTCCTACACTGTTTTCAGGGATTGAATATTTAGGTTCTAATTCTACGGATTCCATTGATCCGGAAACGTAATTGGGCCCGGTCATTATAGCGCCAGTATTTAAAATATGATACCACCCTATGTAAGGTTCTCCGGTACTTTTTACAAACAGTTCCGTTCCGTCAGTCCACGCTTCATTAAATATTACGGGATTATTCATTAGGCCTTTCTACTTTAAACATATATTCCGGATTATACACCCGAATTAAATTATTATCATATTTGCATTTAATAGTAAACTTATACCACCTTTCTGGTTGCAAACTATTCATCCAAAAATTAAAAAAGCTTCCGGAAGGATCACAACTTATTCTAGTATACACATCATCATAAGGTATAACTATTTCTTTAGTATACACATCTTCTACTGCATAAGAAGACGATGCTGGTATGTAATACTGAGTTGCATACATACTAGTAGTAGCAAATGTTTTTACCGGATATTTAGGTCTTCCTACCAATCTAATTCTTGCTCTATCCGTAGTAGTATAAATAGAACTTAAATTTTGAAAATAAATTACATTTTCTTCATTAGAATTTATACCGGATAAGCTACCAGTATTGAAAGACCAATCATTCCATTTAATAATGATATGAGGCAAATAAATAGTATTGGTATCCGTAGAAAAATACTGCAATACACTAGAATCTACTGCATTGTATTCCTCAGAAGAAGGTCGACGTATAAGTATACCATCATTACTAAACCCTCCTGTCAAGTGTGCATATACAATACTAGATATATTGATTTCCGGATCCGTAGTAGCATTAAATCCTATAGATTTGGTAATAATCATATTAGAGGCTGTATACCAATTACATCCTCCCGGTTCCATAAAATATGAAGAAGTAGCATTTGTAAATGATGCGGTTTTCCATTGAGTTCCTGCTACAACCCCGTCTCTATATTGCCATGAAACCCCATTTTCAGTTTTAGGTATATGATCATATCTACCCAAGCCCATCACCCAACTGCCACTAATAGTATTTACTTCTATCGTATATGTAGACTGTAATTCTTTCTCTTGTACTGCGTATAGTTTTAAAGAGTATTGTATAGATCCGGTATTAACACCAATGTCAACTAAAGGCGTTAAATCGGAGTAATCAAATTTTAAAAGTGCTCGAGAACTATAAATAGACTCTGTGGCAGATGAAGAAACTATTGTTTTTCCTACTTCCAATAAAGCATCTAATCCCGTATTAAATTTAGGATATCGCTCATATATGGTAGCATCTTGTATTGGATAAATTTTATAAATCATATTATGTAGTAGTTACTCTTCCTATAATATCAATGTCCGGATATTTTATTTCAAATATACAAGGGTCTAATGAAGGATATATAATTCCCTTTCTTTCAGCTCTGGCTAAATCATAGTAATTATTGGAATATCCTCTAGATTCTCCGAATAAATTATTAATTCGTAACCCAGATATATATTGAACACCGGGAACTTTTAACAATTCCCCATAAATTTCAGACCTATATATAGGTTGATTAATTTGCCATTTATCAATGTCAAAATAATTTTTTATAGATTGTATACAATTTAACAATACTTCATTTGAATTATAATTAGATAAAATTATTACTTCAAACTGAACGCCTATATTAATTATATATGCATCTTTAATATTAATACCATCAGTGAGCATTTTATACTCACTCAAATACGTTTTTAAATTTTGTTTAGCAGCATCGTTTAATGCAATTAAATTTTTATTTAAATCATATCCTAAACAATAAAAATTCAACCCTAAAGGATTTGAAACTCTAGTCCTCTTATCATACAGGCTTAATTGATCGTCTTGCATGATATGGACTTTAGATACGCCTCCTAATACAGTAGGCATTGAATATGCTCTAACCGCATAATCGTCTAAAGTAACATTTCTATTTTGTGTAGAAAACGTTGCTAAAGCACGCTGTCTAATTTCTTCTACAGTTTCGCCGGATCTACCTCCGGTTGCGGGTTTTGGATTAGTACTAGCAAATGTGCTTCTGACGAACGTATTTACTGCTTCATCGGAACCATTTTTAGTCGTAGCTACTAAATTAGAAATCCCCGTAATCGTATTTGCAGGTACATTGGATATAATACCACCACCGGTTAAATATTTTATTGTTAATGTGGTGTTAGTAGGCACTTCTCCATAGGTTTTAGTATACATGAAATTAGAAGGATCGTAATCTAAATCTAAATTTCTATTATCTGCCGGAATACCCTGACCCACATTATCTGGATTAGGAACTATAATTTCATCTGGATTGTCCGAGATACCCGCACCAAATTGTAGTTCTAATTTATCATCTGAAGTAACTCTAGTAGTAAATCTTTTCGGTACTTTTTTTAACCTCAGTAAATACGGTACTGTTGCTGCATATTCAGACAATTCCGGATCTTCATAACTAGTATTAGGTACTTTTTCAAAAATGGTTTCTTGTGCCAAATATGGGACTTCGGTCCAAGTATTACCATCTGAATCAGAAACACTAAAGATTCCTATTACATTGGGCTCATCAATACGAACTTTATTAAACTTTTTAGGTGCATCAAATGACACATCTAAAGTGTTCAATTCTCCTGATATAACTTTTATCTTTTTTTCTATTAAAAAATACTCAGGATCAGAACCATTAAACGAATATATACTAACAGTCGTAGGATCTATACTAGAAGAATAACTAAAATCAATATAATCATAACATATAAATGCTACATCATTTTGAGTTGATTTCAATTGTAATCCAGGCTGTATAGTCAAAGCATAATTCCAATCAGGCTTTTTAACTACAGATCCGGATGCAGGTAATAATTGATATATTGATACCTCAGCTGCTGAAGGTACTGATATTTTAGGTTTATACCCTAGAGATTGTGCAATTGCATACACGTTAGGTTTTTCTTCTGCATATGCTAATAGAGATTCTTTTAATTGACTATCCACGTAATATGAAAGTACATCACCCACATATGATGCCATTTCAATAAACATCATTCCGGGATCCGACTCATTAAAATCATTATAGGTATTAGGAAAATAATTTTTTGCAAAATTAATTAAGTTATCCCTAAATTGCGAGAAGTCTCGGTTTAAATATTTTATTTCTTTACTTTTAGTAGCCATATTAAGCAGGGGGTAAACTAAGTTCTATTACAATGGAGTCCGTATCAAATTCATTACCATTTAAAGAAAAATCTATTTGTATTTCTATTAAATGCAGATCGGTATTTATATTTACCATAATATTTTTAACATCAATATAAGGTAGCCAAGTATTTATTTTTGATATAACCCTTTCTTTAATTTTACTAGGTAACGCGGAATCCATGGGCTCGAATAACAATTTCGCTATCCCAACCCCGAATGTAGGGTGCATTACCCGTTCACCTTCATTAGTTAAGACCAAGCAAAGTAAATTAGTTTTTGCTTGCTCTAATGTAGTATATGAAGAAATAAATGTATTGCCTTTAACCTCCGAAGGATTTAATTTAATTCCTATGGCGGTATCTAATTCTAGATCTAAAGGATGTATACTTAATTCACGTGCCATTTATTATAGACCTTCAAAGAAAGATTTAGCAGCAGGATCCGTTCTCATTTGTTGAGCGGTTTCTTCTAATAATGAATTAACAGTTTTGTTTGAAGTTATATTAGATACGCGTTGTTTCGGCGACTCCATTTCAAACACATCGTCTTCTAATAAACTTTTATATTTATTTTTCATAGACCCAGGCATAAAAGAAGACTGCGCCGAATCTGATTGGCGTTGTTCTGTCAACGACAATTTTAATTCTTCACGTACTACTCTACGAACTTCTTCCGAAATAATAGTGCGCATTAATTGTACAAACTTATCAGCTTTCATATTATTTTATTATAAATATAAGAAAAATGGTTTTTAAGAATATCCAACCCATGGTAAAACTACGGGAGGTGTTCCTGGAATAGTATATGTACCTGCTATCGTTTTTGTATGTAATTGCAAAGTCCTTGATAGACTTCTTACAAAATTAGCAGGATCAGCTGAAGGTTTCATGGAAACGGGTAACGTTAATACTCCTGGAAATGTCACTATTCCTAAATTCGGTGTTATCGCTCCTGCAAAATAGCCTAATACACCTATTCTTAGGAATATATTAAATTTAATTTCCTTAATATTGAATTTTTTATCTAATATTTTTTTCTTAACTGCATTTACATATCCTTTAGCAATTTCTTTTTTATTCAACAATTCATCTTTCTTAGCATTAAACAATGCCGTATTTGAATAAATAAAGGTTTTAGCTTCCCTGGGATTTCTTATAGCCGAGTATTTGGTGCCTAATCCGGGAGTGTATTTATCTAATGCAGCTGCTAATTTAATATTAGGCTTGTAGTTTTTTAAAGTAGGGTTGTTAATAATCTTGATTTCTTGTTTTATTTGAATTAATAACGATGCTACCTGTGAATTTTCTTTAATTATATTTTTATAATTTTGAACAGTCTGTTTAATTTCTAAAGCATCGGCCTTTATTTCTTGTGCAGACGTCAGGCCAGGACCTATTTTCGGTTTAAACGTGCCTAATAATGAATCTTTTTTTTCTTTTAATTTTTCTAATAAAAACTCCCTAGCATATTCTTTTTTGGAAATTATTTGAGTTTTAGCCTGTATTGTAGTAGTAATCGCCTTTCTAACAGAATCTTTAGTAGCTAAAGGTATCCGACTATTAGGATATTTATCTACAATGTTAGTTATCTGTTTTCCTTTTTTTACCATTTCTCCGGCATTAGAAGTTTTTATAAAACTAACTATAGTTCCTTTTAGTAAATTAGCATCTTCTTTAGAAACCATTCTTTGAACGGTCTTTAAAGTCTCAGCTCCGGTCCTTACTTTAGTTACATTATTTTTAATTTCGTCTAAAAATTCTTTCTTTTTATTCTTTAAATCTGTTACAGTTTCTTTTATTAATTTAGGCAATGCTACGATTGATTTTAATACAGTGTCCTGTAAAGGGGGTGCTAAAATTTTTATTACTAATTTCTTTAAAAGATCTATTATTTTTTTAATCTGCGGTCTTATTTGATTAATCAAATATTCTTTTTTTGAAACTAATAAATTTTTGGCGTCTTTTATTATAGTAAAATTCTGTGCATTTTTAACTTTAAGTACTGCTATTTGTTTTTTAGACTCTTGCGTATTAAGTCTTGATAGCCGCTGTATTTGATTTGCCGTTTTTATTTGGTCTCTAGTTGCTCTATTTAATTGTTTTGAATATGATAAAATTTCTTTATTAGTCTCTTTAATCGTTGCAACAATACCAGTTACAATAGTAGCATAGTTTTTTATTATTCCGGCTTGGGCTTGTATTGCTTCACTAATAAAAAAAGCACGCAATGCTGCTTCTAATGCAGCACGATTTCCTGCTAGTACCGGTCCTGCAGGAGTGCCTGGGGTATTAGGTAATCCCTGTTTAATGGATAAATCATATAAATTAACAATAGCATTAATTAATTTAGATGAATTTCCTAACTGCCCACTTTTCATTAAGAGTATTAATGGGTCTTCAAAGGAAGTTTTCCAAACTATTGGCATTTATTTTTTGTTGTCTGCTATAAAAAGTAAATCAGATAATATGTAATCTTTAGAATTTTTACTAAAATATTTCCTCTTAAATTTTTGAATTTCGGTATTTACTCTAGGACTTGCCTGACCTTCGCCGCTAGGCGTAGTAACTCCGAATGTAACTAATAATTGCATTAAATCTTCTAAAAAAGTTTGCAAACTAGTACCCATAACTGCCGGCTGTTCTGATTTTCTAGTTTTAGATCCAGATTTACCAACTACTATTTTAGCTCCATCTTCCACATTCAAATATAAATTACTTTTAGAATTTATATGAATTTGATCGTTTGCAGCTAATGCAATAGTACCTTTAGCGGCTAAAATAATATCATTAGTAGCTGCATTAAATACCAATCTATCTGATTTAATTAATACTTGTTTACCCGAAAATTCATTGGGCAATTGTATATGTAATACCGCTTCAGCCATGTTATCTTTTTATTTGTGCACACGCGGCTAATTTACCGGAGGCTGCCGGTAATATATAACCTACAACTGCAAAATTAGTAGCATTTAAATTGGGACGTTTTCTAAATATACCCCCACCGTTCCTGTCAGCTTTACCTGCAGAAGTATTACCTTCAATTGTTACTACTGACCCCCTTGCTGGGTACGTATTCGTATCTACAGACTCTACTATACCTATGTGATGTGCGTCTGCTAAAGTACCGTATAAAACCGCAGCGCCCGGTACAGGTACTTTAGAAAACAATCCTTTTTGTTGTGCCCAACGCATCCAAACATCGCAAGATGCCAAGCCGGAAGGCGGAGTATCAGCACCAGCGGCTTTATACCAAGATGTTACGGCTGCTGCACACCAATAATTTCCAGGGCCTAATCCAGTACCGGAAAGCATTTGATTTACTCTAGGTCCGCTATTTGAATTAGGCGGTTGTTCTGTTACGCCAATATCTTTTTGTGCATATGCAATAATCTTTTTACACAATTCAGTTACACTGGGATCTATTTGAGGTGGTGGCGTATCGGTATATGGTACTGCAGCTGCTTCCCCGGATTGTATCTGCCTATCTACATATGATATTCTTTCTTGTGCAGCAGCTGCCCCAGCTATATTACCAGTTGCCTGAGCATTATTTAAATCCTGTTGAGCCTGATTGCGACTATCTATTAATGCTTGAATTTCTTCTGGACTCAATTTATAAGAATCTTCTTCGATTTCTACGGCTGCGCTCGATACATTAATCGTACTCCACGTACCCGTTATACCTTCAAACCCATTATCGCCGTTATCTACTCTAATTTTTTGAGTGGAACATAGATATATAGAAGAATCATCATCGGTTATATTTTCTAAAGGATTTCGGATTCCATTCCTAATAATTGTTATGGGATCTCCGTTATTAGTTAAATCGGAAGTAGACCATGAATTCTGGGAAGCACCATTTAATTTAACCGTACTCCCAAGTTTTATAGATTGCCCAAACCTGCCTTCGAATACAACATCGCCTTCTTGATTTCCGGTTATAATATGTACTCTATCAGTAGATGAAAATGTTTTATTGGCACCTGCAATTTTAGATATATCTTGTACTTGGTTACCTAATGTAGTATTTAATATGGGAGCACCTATATTAGTAACCGGATTATTCCAATAATTTAAAGGTATATAATACGGTTTACCCAAATTAAATATCATTACATATTCACCTGCTAACGGATATACTTTAATATTAGCAAATAAAGGCAGCGCTGCATTATTAATTGTATTTACATCTTCATTAGAACTTTTATAATGCCTAAACTTTACAATGCCTGCATCCGGTCCTGAAAGTATAGTTTCTATAACTTCCCCAAAAATAATGCTACTAAAGTCAGAGCCCTGTTTTAATCTACCAGGTTCTGTTTTTACTACACTCTTGGATAACGGATTTATGTATGCCATCTTATATTATCTTTAATTCAGATTTTAACGAGTTTGCTTCGGCCAATAACTGTTTTTTCTCTTCATCAGATAATCCAAATTCACCTCCAGAATCGCTATTATTAGAATCCGCAACGATTAGTTTTTGTATAATAGAAGAAAGTTTAACTAAAATTTCATCGTTTTTAACGCCGATTTCCATGTATTCTTTAATTAAAGGCACTAATATTGCAGCATCCGATATATTTTTAACATACGGTTTTAATTCCTGTATTAGAACTTGCAACTGATTATCTTTTTCTTTTTTCTTTGAATAAATTTCCTTGGCTATATCTGAAAAAGATACATCGTCAAATATAGGCGTATTTTTATCTATTGACATATGTTTATATTTAATATAAATATAGGATGTAAAAAAACCCCTTAATTAAGGGGTTTCTAAAAATTCAGAATTTTTTTGGTATTCTATATACATTTCTTGATATTTCTTTCTTAGAACATTAACTACTTTTGATATATCATGTGTACTTGAATCCGTCATTTCACGTATCATAATATATAAAGCTTTTTTATTAAATTCTTCAATATTTTCTCTACGCCTAAACAATTCTAAAACTGCATTAGCGATCTGTATATCGCGTAGTTTAGAAAACAATGAACTCAAATTAGCATCACAATAAGTGACATATATATCGAGAAAATCTTTAAGCTCTGATTGTTTTTCAGAATTAGAAATTTCATTTAAAAGGTCCCTAGTATCATCAATGACCGAAAGTTCTTCTTTAGTTTTTATTTTATTGTAATGACTCTTATTTTTAGCGATTAAATAATTTCTACCGATTACAGTAAAATATGAATATGCCTTGCCTTTTTCAGCTTTAAACTTATGTAATTTTTCAATTAAAAAACTAATTACCTCATGTTTAGCATCTTCATATGAAACTTCATAATTATAAAATTTATATTTATGAATCAAATTTTCTACTAATTTATTAAATGCTCGATCAATTCTAGTTTTATATAATCTATCACGTACCGTTTGATCGGATTCTAAAACGTATTCTACAATAGCAGCTTCCGTGTCTTTTGAGAAATATATGTTACTTGCCATAATCTTCTATCTCCGTATTATCGCCATCCAAATATTCAATACAGCCTTTTATTAGTTTAAATACGGATCCGATTTCATCGTCTGAACTAAATCCTCCTTTAGTATCTGCATCGTTCATTATTTTATTAGCTAATGAAATTTTTTCTTTTAAAGTGGTCAACTCAGTTAAAAAATCTGTAGAATATTTTTCTAATATACCTACTTTTCTATACAAGTTCCAATTTACATATATCGAAATTAGTAGTAATACCGATGGTAATATTAATATAATAGTTGTTATCATGAATTAAATAATTGATCAAATAATTTTGCTGCTGATTCGCTTTTAGGTGCTGATGATAAAATATTCATTTTACTTTTCAAAGATGAATCTCCCTTCACTATCTTAGTGTCGCGACCTTCCTGATTTTCTCTCCATTGTTGCCATTCAATTCTAGCCGCCATGGTATCGGCTTGCTGTACTATATAGGGCAAGTTACTACGAAGTTTACCATCATCAGAATACGAAATTAAATATGCTTTATTGGCTTCATCATACAAACCGTCATGTGTTTTAATCGCAACCCACTCATTAAATGTACATTCAATACCATACTGCTGCAATAAAAACAATCCTCTGTCAGGCACCGTCATAAAATTTAATTTAGGGTTCTGAGTATAAATAGCACCTTGATTCTTCTTATGCCATTCTGAAGGATTTGGTATATAATACGGTTCGCCATCGATACCTATTTTACCTAAATCATGGTGTATCAATGCAAATACTAATTCTTCTGTAGTATAATCATCAATTTGACCCATACGTTGCCATCCTTCATGTACTAGCAACCCACATTTAATTACATTAAGTACGTGATCTACATACCCTCCGATAAAACAATTATGATACGATTCTTTACCTGATGCCGGGGCTAATGCTATCGTTTCATCATAATCCGAATAGAGTTTTAGTATTTTTTCTTTTCTGGGAGACTCAATGTATTTATCAATCGTGTTCAGAAGATTCTGGTAATTCTGTTGTATTTGTTGTTCTGTCAATTGTTTCATCTATATTTCTACTTAATAATTTAATTGTGCATTTCCAACATAAGACACTTACTGCCTCTTTACTTACATCGGATACTAGATCATCGCATCTTTCGCAATTTAATGATTTAGTATTAGTAGGCATGATCTTCTAATCTAACTAGATTATCCACATCCTTTAACCGTTCGCGAATTACATTAATATAATATTCTGCCTGATCTTTAGTGACTTTAGGTTGTTGCAAGGCTTGATATAGTGATATTAAAACGTTGTCAATATCTTCAAGCCTGTCTAATACAATTTGTTTTCTTTTCATAATTTAATTTAAACTGAATCCAGGAAATTGGAATTTATTATCATACATTAATATATGTATTTTAGTTTCATAATCCAAATCTATTGTAGATAAATGTATAGGTATTTTATTTTCTGTTAAAAATATATCTTCTATTATATCTGTACTTTTTTGTATATTTTTAAATGCTAGAAAAGTAAAATTATTATCAATATTACAAGTTAACATAATATCGTCGGTATTTTTATTTATAAATGTATGCAAATAATCATAAAATCCAGACAATATTAAAGTGCTCTTAATGCGCAAATCCATAAAATCTAAATAATCATTATCTAACTTGAATACTTTAGTACATAAAAATTTATTCTTATTAGATTTAAGAGTATCTATAAAATTTATAGTATCAGCTACGATCACTTGTTTATGAACTTGCTTTATAAAATTAGATTTTTCTAATTTTTGTAATACTTTTTTCATAATAATTAAGTATTAAAATTTTATTTTATATAAATATCTTTAATCTTTAAAGCGAAGCCCCCAGTATTAAAGGTTGTAAGTTTAAAATAACAATACGTTTCTTGTATTCTTAAAATGTAAATCTAGATTCTGACGTCTTGAATCTAATATAATAATAAAATTATTTTAAAACAAGTTATTCTTCACTATTATTAAAACCTATTTCTCGTTCGTTATCGTTTAATATTTTATTGATATTTGATATTGCCGATTTAAATGGGTAGCCGTATATAAAATGGCTAGTAATTAATTCTTTTAAATGTGAAATAGTATAACCATCGGTAGCTTTTACCCAAGCTTGTAAATCTATTTTTTTAAATTCCTTTTCAGGAATCATATTAGTAAAATAAAATTCTCTATCAGATGAGTTAGGTAATGCGATTTCAACTTTTAAATCAAACCTACTAGGTCTTTTCTTAATCGTGTCCGGTATAAAATCTAAGTTAGTAGTACTAGCTAAAAATAATACGTGATTTATATCTGAGGTACCGTCTATGAAGTTTAATAGATCTACATTAATATGACCCCCTTCTTCAAATAAACATACTTCTAATTGTTCTAATACAATAACTAGCGGTCTGTCCGGCTCTATTTCTCGTATCTTTTGTATTTGTAACTTTTGTATATCATCAAAGTAATTACAAATTATTACTAATGAATTATGTTTAATTGAATCTTCACAGATTTTTAAAATACTACTAGTTTTTCCAGATCCCGGTTTACCGTGTAGTAACATACCTCGTTTGTGAGGTAACTTAAACTTCTCGTATTTAGAAGATTCAGACCAAAATTTATTTACTTCATCTAATAATTTGGGCAATGGCGAATCAGGTAAAATTAAAATAGATTTAGTATCAAGAACTACTCTTTTAAAAAACAGCATAGAATCCGGACCTTGTTCTATACGATAACATCCTGCAGGTAATGAATCTACTTTTTCAGAATCCGTTATAAAAAAAGAATTATTTGCTTCATCTACTACATAACCCAACTTCTTACCCATAACAATAAATTTACTATAAATATAGCACTCTGAAAAATTGTAGTCCGTAGGGGAATCGAACCCCTGACTTCTCCGTGAAAGGGAGATGACTTAACCGCTTGTCGAACGGACCATTGTGGACCCGGTGGGATTCGAACCCACGTCCAGCTTAGTGCTTTCAGAACACTCATTCACAGGTTTAGTTTAGTTTTCTAACCAAACGAAATAACGGGTTCCTGTTTTTCCATCGTCACCCGTAAACTGTGGCCGGTTCCTGATAAAGGCTTGCACCGAAAACCCCGCCTCACTATAGGCTCACTTCTGTTCCAAGGTAAGGAGCTACCCCGTTGATTATGCAGCTACTGCGTAATCAGCACCAACGAAAGACATTGCGTCTTCGAAAGTGAAAGAAGATTTCTCTTCGCCATTTAATTTGTACATAGGTTATTAAAGAGTTTCCAATGCTAACTCTACCTGCATATTAAGATCGTCCACTACCTGTCGATTCCGGTCGGGCCCATATTAAAATAAATTCCAAACGTATTTAACCAGTAACCATACTCCTTTAGCAAACAAGGTTAGTAACACTATTGCAGCTGCCGGCATTAAGATTAATGATTTAAATTGTTCCCATAATTTATTTAGATGCTTCATTATTTTGTAATTCTTTAGTAAATGTAGGAAGATCAATCGGAAAGTCTTTAGGTAGTATAGCTATACACCACCAAAAAGTACAATCTTCATTTTCTCCTACTAATAGTTTAGTATCAGGAAATTCTTCTTCATTTGAAATAGTAAACTTAGTACACCCGTACTTTCTTGCTATTCCTCGAACCCATGGCAATGATAACAATTCTTTTTGGGTTTCTACTAGATTAGCAACGCCTTGTACAAATGGTCTTCTATTTACAAATAAATATTCCTCAATATGATATTTTTTAGATTTTGCCATATTATTTTTAGTAGACCCAAGTGGAATCGAACCACTATGGCCTGCTTAGAAGGCAGGTATTTTATCCGTTAAATTATGGGTCTAGTTACACCTTAAACGATATACACGTTGTAAGTACCGTGTACTCGAGCTCGGCCAACAGCTAATTCATAATTAGGAGTATATAACTTAATATTAGAATTGCTGTAATACATGTAAATTGCTTCCTGTTCCATTTTTAAAATTTTACTATATACATTAAATATAGCGATTATCTAAATAATATACAAGATGTACTGTAACTAATTGATTCACAAATTACTACCCGGACCGCCCGTCGGGTCCGAAAATGACTATTCAATTAACTATAATTTTGGAATTCAATATACGTATTCCAACAGCGAGCCCATTCTTTACAATATTCGGAATCTAATTCCTGTAATTTTAGTTTTTTAAGAATTTTCCTACCTACTTCCCAGGCTTTAAACTCGCGTTCTAATATTAGAGGTTTTCCTGCCATATTTAAAAACGGAGTTTTAGGCGACCGGGCATGGCCGTATTCATGTAACAATCCGATTATTCCAGATAAAGTGTTCCTAGATTTTGGAGGAACCTTGATAATATGAAAACGAGATTCATCATCAAATTCATACGAAAATTCCCTGCCCGATTGAATATCGATGTCGCCTAAACTCATAAGGTAGGATTCTACCCTATCATATACTAAAGAATAATTCATACACAAATTTACAATTCATATAAAGTGTAAGTAGAGTTTTTAGTTTTGAATACTTTATTAGGAAGGATTTCTGTGATCTCGGTAGTCATCCAACGATAGGTACCATAAGGTGCAGGGTCTACAATTATACTACGTCCTACTGCAGGTTCTTCATATACTGCTTTGAATGTACCATTTTCATTCCATTCAATATACTTGACTACAGTGCCTTTGATAATTTTACCATCCTCTTCTCTACGGAGAACGAATTTGTCTACGGCTAAATCAATATAGATTTCCGGTCTATCAATTTTGTTTTTCATATACAGATATTTGATTGATTAATCGTTTAAGTTTAAAAGCCTGACTACCACTAATATAATAATTTTTTACCTGTTTATCAATAAAAAGTGTAGCAGCTTCATATCCTTTCGTATCTAAGATTTTCATACTTTCTTCGCCTACTATATTATAGGATTCTGCAGACCCTACAAACGTAGTAGAACATCCTATTTTAATATCTTTACCAGGATTGTAGGTAGATGACTTACTGCCACCTTTTAACACCGTACCAAATCTTTTTCTATCACCTATTTTATTAATAGCTGCTGCTTGTGATTTAGGTAAAGGTTGGACGGTATTACCGGTCTTATGGTTAATAATATTTACACACCCGTAGGTTTCTACGTCTGAACAGGATACGCATACTTTGTAACCCAAAGATACACGTTTCTGAGGCAATTCGTTATTACAATTCTTGCAGTTCATTTATTTAGATTTAGCTGTTTCAATATGTTTACATTTTCTACGGAACCCAAACCCAGCACATTCACAGGACCATTGTCCGTTTTCATATTTAACTTCATACGAACTTTTACCATTGCTGCTGAGCACGTTAAAAGCTTTTATTTCTACCGATTTACGTTTAGGTATAATAGGATCCCGGTCCGGTATCCAAGCTTCTTTAACGGAAGCATAAGCTGTCGAGGAAGGTACTTTTATCCACTGACTGCCCGCCACCATATAAGTACCGCTTGATACGGTAATCAAAGTGGGAGGTAAGAAGCTTTTTATTTTTGGTATCATTTGTTTAGCCATACTCTAAGTAACATTTTATGTAACCCGTCATTTGTATATCCTATTAATAATCTTCTCTCACTACTTTCATCCAATTCCTTAAACAGCACGCCTACATTCGTTTCCGCATTTATAATTTCAATACACCAATTAATAGTATGTACAGATAAATAATTGCCATGTCCTATACTGGTTGCCAATTGACTAAGATTGATATCAAAAGCGTGTTCATATCCAGGCACCGGCGTTCCCTTTTTTAGATCGTTAGGCGTTAACTTGTGTACAAACACAGGTGCTTTTTCACGTATTCCCGGAAACGTAGGCAGTACTACCGTTGATGGCGGATTGGGATGAGCAACAATCGTTGCCGTACTTGCTACTGCATTTTGAGGTTGGTTGGTGTACATTTCTACAGCAAGTTTAAAATTAGGTAGGTTATCTTTAATTTGATTCTCCCATACTTTAATTGTCATTATACCTACACTGGCAACCTCTTTCTTGAAGTCAAGCATAAATTGCTGAATGTTTGACTTATAGTTATTATAGCCACCAAACCTTTTAGCACAATCCGGACCGATACCACTGATTATCGAGTTATGGTCTTTCAATGTTTTACCACATACACGGCAACAACTCATAGCAGAATCAGTATCCGGCACCACCTCGAATTCTGCCCAATGATTACCATTACGTGCTTTTCCGGCAGATATTATTTTGATAATTTTCAATGCAAATATACCGTACTTAAGTTTATACTTATCACGGATCTCACGAAATGCCACAGTACGGTTAATAAATATAGGCAGTGGCGCTTTCACATCTATTGCCGGTTTAGGTACATACGGAGTCTTATTCAATGTCTTAGCAGCAACCTCCCATTGTCTCTGGGATAGATGGCCATACTTGGTAAACGCATCTCTAACAGTAATCATGTAGGTATCACTTCCAGAATAACCAGATAATTGTGCAGTGGTTATTGTCGTGACACCACATTGTGTTGGATCTGTGAATTTCGGTTTGGGAGGTTGGTTATTGTACCTTCCATAGTTTCTTCTATAATATGCCATATCTTATTGATTATAAGGTAGTTACAGTTTCGGTCGGGTTATAGCAACACCGACTTATAAAGATAAGGAAACTATACGGATATACAAGGGCACACGGTAAACTATGATATTGATAATCAATATGGTATATAACTGCTTGAGACTCATTATGAAAAAGTACATCGGGCGGCCCGGGTAACTAATTGAGTATCAATCTTATATAACTTATTGAGAATCACGGTATTTATCCGCCTTTTTTAAATTAATTGATTCGCGTATTGCACCTATACTTGCTATCATTATTAGTACCACCAATCCTATTGTCAATACCTGGTAGAATTCTATCCATAACATAACGGATATTATAAATAGTAAACCGATTATTACGTATTTCATAAATCATTTTCTAAGTTAGAAAACATAGTTTCCCATTCGTTCGGAGTAATACCGGATATAACAAATTCACGTAATTCAGCCGGTACATCGGGCATTGCATTTTGTATTAATACCGTACCGGATTCATATAAGTTTAATTGATCCGGAGTGCAAGGTATATCCATGGTATGGACTATACCGCTTAATCTTGATTTTCTGGTTATTAACATATATTTTTGGTTTTAATTTGGGCCTGCAAATCCGCGGGTATGTCCGGCTCGGATTGCTTTCGCTTTTGATGCTTCACGCGGATGCGTGGGATCAAATAATTGATCGGAACAACTGCTAAATAATACTATTAATAATGTAATAAATGTTAATTTTTTCATACTATACATATTGTTTTTTTAATACTAAATAACCAATTTTAAAAGGATTTGAACTGCAATCGAACCCAGGTTCTACAAACTCATCACCGCCATTTTCAGCTTCCTCGTATACAGTAAATATCGGATGACCCTGATTGCAATAATCATTTGCTACATGAACTTCTTCTGGATGAAGAATAAGATGTTCTCCATATTCAGCATCTTCCGGATTAACGATTTCTAAATCGCTACCGTGCAATTGATAAAATTCTGTTTTTGTCATTAGATTTTTTTTAGTTTAAAGTCCAGAGAAAATAATAATTACCTTTTTCTGTTTGTAGCAGTCGAGCGAGAAAAAGGGCACCACTATCATAGAATTTCCAGCTATATGAATTCACAATAACATATCTATTATTGTATAGCTCAACCAATAATTGAAGTTTACCTTGATTCATAGGAATGATAGCAGTATAAATTGATTTGCCGTCCCCATTAAAATAATATACTACGCCTATATCGTCTACTGTAAAAGACATAGTCATAAATTCGTCTTTATCACCCCATTTGCCATAAGACCACTCTACATTAGGCCATTTTGCTCTAATATCAGTTGGCGAATACCAAAATAAAGGTTGTGATTTAGACGATAATGATACTGATAATAACATTACGAGTACAAATAATATTTTTTTCATAAGTTTTGTTTTTATTTTTT